TTTTTTTTTTTGGAATTTTCCTAACTAGTATGATACTAGTATTTTTCTTATTCTAGTATTAATTCTTCTAGTATTTTACTGTTCTAGTATTTATTACTGTATTCTTAGGTACTAGTATATACTAGTTCTGGATACTGGGTCAGTAAAAAAATAAAGAAAATTTATGACATTATCAACAAAAAGTGAAAATAATTTTTGAAAAGTCAGTTTTTTTAAAAAAGGTATATTTATAATAAAGAAAATAAACACTAAAATTAAAAATTTTATCAAATGGCAGATTTACTAATGAAAATGCCGGTTCCTTACGAACCAAAAAGAGTTAACAGATTTATCGTTAGATTTCCTTCTTCTTTAGGTATCAACGAGTGGTATGTCACATCAGCCGCAAGACCAAGTGCAAAAATAAATTCAGTCCCAATTCCGTTTTTGAATACATCAACATATGTTGCTGGTAGATTTGAATGGAACGAATTAAGGGTGACATTTAGAGACCCAATCGGGCCTTCAGCTGCACAGGCATTGATGGAATGGTTCAGATTACACGCTGAATCTGTTACTGGTCGTATGGGTTACGCTGCCGGTTACAAGAAAGATATTGAGCTTGAAATGCTCGACCCAACTGGAGTGGTAGTTGAAAAATGGATTCTTCAAGGAACATTTATCACCGATCTTAACTTCAATGAATTGGATTATTCAAGAGACGATTTGGCAACTATCACCGCTTCATTGCGTATGGATAGATGTATCCAAGTTTATTGATTTGGTAATCAATTAATTATATTTTCTTTAAGAAAAATATATCTGTCCATTTATAGTTAACTTAAATTTCCATATATTTATTATAAAAAGTAAGTATATGGAAATTTTTGTTTGTAAGATATGTCAAAAAGAATGTAAAAGCATATTAAGCTTAAGAAGTCATTCAGCGTTAGCACACGGAATAAATTCTGAAACTATATATGTTGATTATGTATTAAACGGTAACAGACCGAAATGTGTTTGCGGGTGTGGACAAGAAACATCATTTATTTCGATAAGAAAAGGGTTTTCAAAATTTATTCAGTCACATCATAACCGAATTCCAGGAAAAAATAATTTTCATAAAAATCCAAACACACATAAGAAAGCAATTGCAACACAAAAAGAAAATTGGAAATTAGGAAAGTACAAGGGATGGTGGGAAAATGATAATGAAGAAACAAGGCAAAAAATAGAAGGAATAAAAGAAAAAATTAGAAATGATAAAGAAAGAGGAAATAAAATTTCGAAATCATTAACAGGGGTATTAAAAACAAAAAAATGTAAAGAGAAAATATCCAAAACACAGAAAGAAAGGTTTAAAAACAACCCACAAATAAAAGTTGAACTGTCCAAAAAAAGAATAAATTGGTTAAAAAGAAAACAAAAGAAAGATAAAACTGAATTAGAAAATAAATTCGAATCTATATTAGATTTACTTAACATTAGAAATGAATTTCAATATGAGTATAAACATAGATTGTTCGACTATTATTTAAACGATTATGATATAATTGTAGAAGTTGACGGTGATTTCTATCATTGTAATCCAGAAAAATATCCAATCCCAATATATGAAGTACAAAAAATAACATTAAAAAATGATAAATATAAAGATACTCTTTGTAAAAAACACAATAAAACTTTATTACGGTATTGGGAAAAGGATATAAATGAAAGACCTGAATGGATTATTGCAGATTTAAAAGAGAAGATAAACTTTACTTTGTGATAATTATTAATTAGAATTTCAAAAAAGAAAAATTATGGAACTTACAGCTTATTGTCTTAAAACTAAAACAAAAAATGTCCCGTTCAATGGAAAACCTGTTCTTGAGCAAACATCAAAAGGTGGTTATATCCTGAAAGGTGAAGATGAGAATGGAAATAAAATGAGCGCAATTATATCAAAGTCAACAGCCGAGGAAGCGATAAAACTTAAATTGGTTGTTGATAATACAAAATAAAATATGAATGGTGAAGAATTAAGAATCGACCCAACAATCGCGTATGATGTAGTCGAACTTCCAAGTAGGGGTATTCATTACGCGAATAAAAAGAAATCAGTAAAAGTTGCGTATCTAACCGCATCGGATGAAGATATTCTTAGCGCGCCTAATTTAGTTCAATCTAAATCAACAGTATCGGAGCTTTTAAAAAGAAAAATTTTAGACAGGGATTTACCGTTTGAAGAAATTGTTGAAGAAGATAAGGAAGCAATTTTAATTTTTCTACGAAATACCGCGTGGGGAACGCAATATAAAATGTATCTGTACGACCCAAAAATAAAAGAGGGTTATGAATATCTTGACAAAGAAGGTAAATTTGAATATATGGTTGATTTATCAACCGTAAAAATGAAAGATTTTAATTTAAAAGAAGATTCAAATGGGGAATATTCTTATTATTTAGATAAATCCAAAGTTAATATTACATTTAAATTTTTATCTAAACCACAAGAAATTGAGATTTCAAAAATTAAAGATAGTTGGAATGGAAATGGGGTGCCGCCATTAAAAACAAAGGAACTTGAAATGATGATAAAATCGGTTGGTGGAATTAGAGACCCAATGCAGATTAGATCCTTTATTGTGGATAAAATGCCAATTAAAGATTCACAAGATTTTAGAGCATTTGTTGAAGAAAATAAACCGGGGTTAGATTTAACCCAAAAAGTAATTGCCCCATCTGGAGAAGAAATTACCGCGTATATCGGTTTTGGGGTCGAATTTTTTCGCCCTTTCTACGGATTATAAAAAAATACAATTAGACGAAATTTTATTCCTTATAAAACGAGGATTTTCATATTCCGATATTCGATCTATGCCAATATATATTCGAAGATATTTCATTCAATATATACACGAGAGAGAAAATGAAGGATAATCTATTTATATAAAAACATAGATAACGATGGCTCTCAGTACGCTAGAAAAAGCAGCATTAAAAGGTATTAAAGAATTTGAAGAAGCATATCTTGATGAAGTGTTTGGTAAAACACCATTAACAGCATCAACTGCCGAACATAGTGCGGCTACCGCGGCATATTCTGGATATTTAGCGGCGGCAAAAAGTGGTGGGAAAGCTAGCGCAGGTAGTAGTGGGGGAAATGAAGGGCCGTTGGATTTACCAGCAATAATAAAAGATGCTATTAAAGGTCAAACAATTACTGGAAAAGGGAGTTATGACAAAGAATTTGTTGAAATTGAAGACCTATACAATATGGTTACTAATAAAGCAACTGGAAAGTTAAAGAGCGTTGCTGACATTGCCTTATCAATCATAGATCAGGGTCTTCGCGGTTTAGCCACATACTATACAGAACAAGCCAGTTTACAAAATATGATTAACGAAAAAACATCGTTAACTGGCGATATGTCAAAGGATTTCCGTGATAGTATAATGGAAGCCTCTGTATATGGTAATCGTTTAGGAATATCCTTTGATACGATTGCCGATGGTATGGTTCAATTAATTAAAGAATCAGGAAGATTTAAATTAATTAGTGAATCTACAATCAACAATATTTCATTACAAAGTAAAGTATTTTTTGACTCGTTTGCGGATGCAGTAACATCAATTGAACAATTTCAGAATGTTGCAAGAGGTGCTGATGATACAATGAGGGCAGTCGAAAAGGCTGGAAAATCAACATTAGAACTTGGATTAAATGCAAAAACAACCGTTAGCACACTTGTAACCAACATAGACAAATTAAATCAATTCGGATTTAAAAATGGAATCGAAGGATTGACTAGAATGGTTCAAAAGGCACAGGCGTTAAGAATGGATTTAAACTCAGCATTTAATTTGGCGGAAAAAGTTATGGATCCTACCAACGCATTATCATTGGCGGCAAATTTACAGGTAATTGGTGGTGCATTGGGTGATTTTAATGACCCTATAAAGATGATGTGGATGGCAACAAATAATGTCGAAGGATTACAGGACGCATTAGCACAAAGTGCTGAAAGTTTGGCAACATTTAATTCCGAATCGGGGGCATTTGAAGTCGTTGGCGCGGATTTAAGAAGGGCGAGAGCAATGGCTGACCAATTAGGAATGAGTTTGAAGGATGTAACCAATTTAGCGGTTCAATCGGCACAAAGAACATCAGCCGCCGCTGATTTAATGTCGAGCGGTATTGTAATGAAAGAAGAAGATAGGGAATTTTTAACCAATATTGCTCAAATGAAGGGTGGAAAAATGGTTATTGAAACTAAAGACCAAAACGGGCAAGCCGTTCAGGTTGCGTTGGATTCTTTAACACAAAAACAAGCAGATTATTTGTTGTCACAAAAGGAACAATTTAAAGAAATGTCCACAATGGATATAGCAAAACAACAAGTGAGTTTGATTGAAAATGTGAAAAGGGATGTATCATTCTTGGCTGCCGCCGCTAGAGTTCAATTAGGTAAAGGATTTACACAAGTATTTGAAGCAGGTGGATATGATCCAATCGTAGCAATGAAAGCAAATAAGGAATTGGCAGATGAAACACAAAAAGGAATGGCAGAATTTTTTGGTCAAGGAATCGATGAATTAAAAACTTTGGTTTCTGGTAAAGAAGAACCAAAATCACGAAGACCTGATTATTCAACACCACCAACTACAACAGGGAATATGAATTTTACATATACTTTTAAATCTGGCGGCCCAATGTTTGACGATTTTATGAGATATGCAATGAATAATCCAGAATTTAAGCAAGTATTTGAAACAAATCAAAGATCGTATTTGAATTCATTACAATGAAATATATCTATTTAATAAAAAATTCTGAAGACGACACCTATAAAATTGGTGTGGCAAAAAATCCTAGAAAACGAGTTGGACAACTTCAAACGGGTAATTCCTCGGAATTATTATTAATTGATACATACGAAACAGATAATGCTCATAAAATTGAAAAGATATTACACAGGCGTTACTCACATTTACGAAAACAAGGTGAATGGTTTTCTTTTTCTTTAATCGAACAATTTAATTTTCTTAATGATTGTAAAAAAATAGAAGAAACAATTACAATTTTACGAGAAAATGGGAATGTTTTTGCGTAAAATTCAGTATATACCTATTTATTTATAAAAGAAAATAATGCCAACCTATTTAGATTTTAATTCAACAAAGAATTTTAGGGATTTTATGATAGGTAAAACCTTGAATGTCCCAAATGGGCCTCAAACCTTTACCAGTCAAAACTATATCATTCAGGGCACAAATGACTATGCAAATGTTGACCCTGGCGATGTTACAACAAATAGGGATCAAGAATTATTACAAACACAAAATTCAAATATATTTAAACCTCTTGAGTATTGGGTAACAGAAAGTTTAAATACCCTGCCAAGACGAGCCAATTTGAATTTGTATCCATATTTCGTTCCGGGCGAATATTCATTGGTTAGTATTATGGCCACCGACAATTACGATACCGAATCGGTATTAATGCAATTTGCTGCATATAACATCAAAAACAATGAAAATGGGCCTGTTTTTGCAAGAATTCAACAAAATCTATACGCAGCAACGGTTGGTAGAGTAAGATTAATCGATGCAATTGAAGGTAATTTGGCAACCGCTCTGAATATTATTATGGGTAGGGAGCCTTTGATTGAATATAACACCAAAATCACTGTTGCAAAGACAACACTTGGTAAAGCGGTTGACTTTTTACAAACAGTTTCAGGTACAGAATGGCCGTTTAGTGAAATTCCGGGGGATTATTTATCAAATCCAATACACCCAATTGTAAACAGACCAGCAGCCGAAACAGAAGGTCAGGCGTTTATGCAAGACCTTACTGGCGCACTTGGTTCAATGATAGGTATTCAAAGAAGACCATTGGAAAGTAGAAAACCTTCTGATTTATTTATTGAGTATACAGGTTCAGGGCCAAGACAGGCATTATTTGATAGTTTATCATATTCAAAATATGCACCAAACTATACCACAACGGCAAGGTCACAAAATACATCAAAAGTATTCAATTTTATTGACAAGGTAGGCGCGAGCGTTAATAAACTTTTCGGTTTAGAAGCGCCAGCAGGCGTTGCATATATCGGTGATGATAGAGGGGAAGATGTGAAGTATGCAATGGGTGATTTTAATGATAATTTGATAAAAAGCCCGTGGTATGTAAGTTTAATGTTCGACCCTATCCAAACAAGACTATTTCAAGGTGAAAAGAATGTTGGTGAAGGTGGAGAACTTGGCGGTAGATTAGTATGGATTAGTAAAAATTCGAAAAATAAACTTGGAGCAAATAATGCGGAGTATTCGGATGAAGCACCTGATATTGAGAATGGGTTATCAACCAAATTTACATTTAGGGACGGGTCTATTTTACGAAAAACCCAAGATATTTTAAATACATTACCAACAAACGGTGGTGAATCCCGCTCACATGTGGCGAACGCAATAGACCAAACAAGTAGAGTATTCAGGGAAGGTGATATAATGTTGTCTAGGGGGTCTGCAATCAAGTATATCGACCAATTTACCGGGGAAGAAAGTGGTGTTGAGTATTGTAGGGTATGGACAAAAGATAGGTCATACTTCAATATGTCCGATTTAATGAAAAATACTGAATTAATCAGAAACCAAAACATTCCTGAAGCAAATGGTTCGGTATTAGATAGGTCATATAACTTAAACATATACCCAAATTCCAATGGAAATAAAGATTTTCAGGGGTCTACTAATATTGTTGAAGGAGCAAATGGTTTCTTTGCGAAGAAATATATGTTTTCAATTGAAAATCTGGCTTGGAGAACATCAAATGTCCCGGGGTTTACCTATGCGGATTTACCATATTGTGAAAGAGGCCCAAATGGTGGCCGTGTTATGTGGTTTCCACCATATGATTTGAAGGTAACAGAACAAAATAGTGCCAGATGGGAAGAAAATACCTTCTTGGGAAGACCCGAACCCGTTTATACATACCAAAATACAACAAGAAATGGTACGGTTTCATTTAAAGTTATCGTTGACCACCCAAGTATATTAAATTTACTAGTTCGTGACCATTTTAAAGATATGTCGGACGAGGAAGCCGATAATTACATCAATGCGTTTTTTGCTGGATGTGAAAATGTTGATTTTTATGATTTAATCAGAAGATATACAACCTTAACAAAGGATGATGTACAAAGAATACAAGCATATTTGAATGCTGGCAAGGATCCTAAAACAATTACAATGTATAAATCGGTTCTTGAACCTGTTAAAGATGATAATAAACCGGGAACGCAAAATCAAAGTGGGGGGAATACACCAGAAACGCCAACAAGTGGAACAGGATCACCAATTAAGGTATCATTATACTTTAAAAACGATTTTCCTGACCCCGGAACTAAATCAAAAACAAGTAGTGCCAATTATACATCATTATATAATGATTATTCATCAACAGAAGGTGAATTAGCATATACAAAAGACTTGGATGAAGGGTTGCACATATTATTCAATCACAGTTCAGGTACAGGAAAAACAAACGATATTTCTTTATTGTATGGTCAAACAACAATAGACCCATCAAAGATAAGTGCAGCAACTGGAACAACATCAATCCAAATATCAGATGCGTTTGATAAGTTAAGAGCAAATTATGCAATATATGATAGTAAATTAACTGAGATAAAAGGACAATTAGGGGAGAAAAAAGTAAAAGAAATAAAAGTAAAGTTGGAATCGTCCTGTTCTTCGGTTGCTGAAACGGATTATAATGTAAACTTATCATATAGAAGAAGCCACTCAATTATTAAAGACATATTAACTAAATTAGCGTCAGGGTCAACAATACCAACGGTTTCTTGGCCAGTAAATGGTACGCAAATTGACCCAATAACATTTAAAAGTCTTGGATATGACTTCGATGGACAAATTACATTTGAAAAAATCAATAATGTAGGTGAGACACTAACAGAAGGAAACACAATATTTCCTTCAACAGTACCGACAACATCAAATGGAAGTGGGTGTTTTAATAAAAATTTTTATACATCAAAAAACCTAAAAAGAACCGCCCCAATTACATTCTTTTGTCGCGAAACATCTGTTGAAATTACTCCGACAATAATAAGCACAAACGAAACCACATCCAATGTTGTTCCTAACACGACAACGAACATACCAAAGGTAATATTAACACCAGTTAATACAATACCGCCACCAAATAGGAAACCACCAATGGATGAGTTGAAAAGGATTATAATGAAAACCTTATCTGAGTGTTATTATTTTAAGAAATTCGAAGAAGATTCACCTGTGGCGTTCAATTCATTAAGGGAAAAATTTAGATATTTCCATCCAGCGTTTCACTCGATGACACCTGAAGGATTAAATGCTAGATTGACATTCCTAAATCAATGTATTAGACCGGGTGACACTATTCCAATCAAAGGAATAAGTGATGTAAACGATTTAAACGCAAGAAACACAACATTCGGCCCTCCGCCAATTTGTGTTATGAGAATTGGTGATTTTTATCATTCTAAAGTGGCAATCAGGGATGTTAATATATCATTTGAAGATAGTCCGTGGGATTTAAACCCCGAAGGAATCGGTATTCAACCAATGATTGCGAATGTAACATTACAAGTTAGTTTCATTGGGGGTCACGGGCTTGAAAAACCTGTTGAGTTATTACAAAATGCGTTGTCATCTAATTTCTATGCAAATACTGAAATGTATGATTATAGAGCAACCGCAACCGAAGACAGAAGTAAGTTCACCAAAGAGTTTTTGGAAGAATTGATGAAAGAAGCAAATAAAGTTCCAACGCCAGACCCAAACACCAATACTGCTAATAATAAAAAGACCGGTGAGTATATTGGTGTTAAAACAACAAATGATACAGGTGGAACATTAAACTACACAAAGTATGTGACAGATGTTTTTGAAAATACTAAAAAATATTTCAATACACATAGGGACGCATTGAGCGTTATTAGTGCAAACTATGGTGGTGTTGTTGCATCGATGTTCTTTTCATCAACATATAGAACCGTTAAGGACTATACCGTTCAAACTGGAGCAGGAACAGAAACTATTGAGATTTTAGGTGAGTATACTAAACAAAAAGATTTTGGTTCATTTATACAAAACTTCGAAGCAATAATGCTGGATAAGACAAGTAGTACAAATATCAGTACATTAATGAAATTGGATAAGGAATTAGGTACAGATTTACTTGCAAAATCAGAAACATATCTTAAAACTTTTGTTAGCGACACAATAACACAAATTAGCGACGCATTACTTGCAAATCAATCAATAAAAGATGTTGAAAGTGCAAGAAATAATCTGATATCCACATTGGACAGATTAAATTTTATAATCCAATGGGAACACGATGGAACATTAACAGACACAGGTTCAACTGGAGTTAATTTCACAGGGTACACATCATTTTATGACAAATATGATAATTGCATCGAATATATCAAAGACCATTATGATAAATTGACTAACGATCTTGATTTATCATTTGTGTTCACATCTAATGCGACAATGACAGACCAAATATTTTCTGATTTGTTATCAAACTTATTATTTCCGTTCTATCAACAAATTTTAGATTTGTATAAAAAAGATGCAGCGTTCAATAACTACATAACAAAAATAGAAAAAAGGGTGGATAAATTTCTTGTTGTGCCAGAGGAAATTGCGGCTGACCTTAAAAAATTCCCAACCCAAAAAGACACAAATGAAGTGGTGTTTACTATTCAAGATGAAAACTATACCTTTACAGCACAGGAATTAGAAGAATTCACGAAAATAATGTCTGCAAAAGTACCATTAGGTTCAACTTTAAATTTTTATAAACCATGAGCAATCAATATTTTGATAGATATCAATATTTCGAACAGGACGGGACATTTAAGATAGTTCCCGGGCTTGAGATACCCATTAAAGGAACTGATGAGTATTATCAATATAAGAAAGGTAAAGATAGACTTGATAAAATATCGGAAGATAAATACAATAGTCCATTCTTTGGATGGTTAATATTGCAGGCAAATCCATTAGCAGGAAGTATTGAATTTGAAATTCCGGATAATTTTATGTTAAGAATTCCAATGCCACTTATATCAACATTACAAGATTATAAGCGGGCTGTAGAAATGTATCAATTATATTATGGCCAGTAAAAAAACAACATCAAATGATATTTTAGTAAAAGTCGATCACAATAATCTTATTTATATCGACCCAAATACTGTTGTGTCCAACGGTATTATAGAACAAAGGCAAGTCGAACCTGAAAATCTGGTAATGTATGTTAATTTGGAAGCAGATTTGATTCCAAGAACAACACTTATTTCTGGAAAGGAAAGTAATACTCTTGTTTCTATTGCAAAGGGTACATTAAATTTTTTACAAAATCAAAACGGTAAAAATTATGATTCAACTTGGACAGATGCGTTTACTAATATAACGGAAAAAAAAGTTATTGATTTACATACATTACCAAATGATGTTGCTGGCCCGCCTCAACCGCCAACAGAAAAAGGAACAGGTGAATTTGGATATGATGGTTCGTCACAAACATTTGGAATTGATAACATAAGCATAAGAATTTCTGGAATGAATTTTATTCCACAAATATCAATAAAATTTATAGATGTTAGAGGAAAAACATTATTTGAATCTCCAGAAAACTCACCATATAAAGCGTTTTTCCATTTACCTTGGCCAATATTTTATCTAACAGTTAAAGGTTATTATGGTAAGGCTATAAAATATAGATTACATATGGTCAGTTTTAATTCTTCTTATAACTCGTCCAATGGTAATTTTGAAATTGATACAACATTTGTTGGTTCAACATACGCATATTTAAATGACATTCCGTTATCTGGTATTTTAAATGCCCCGTATATGTTCGGAATTGAACAAGCCCCCGAAACAAAATTTAACGAAAAAACGGGGTACTATGAAAAGACTTTAAAGAAAACGAGTTTGGGTTATGTAACCTTAAAATCAGTATATGACGAATACAAATCAAAAGGTTTGTTAGCAAAGGATTTTCCTGTTAAAACATTAAGGGAAATTGTGGTTATTGCTCGTAGATTAAATAAGATTTTGGAAAATGAAATCTTTCGTGAAATTGTTGACCCAAAAGTATTGGCGGGAGTAAAAGATTTCGAAGATTTGATTCAGGGATTGTATAAATCGGTGGATATATGGAAACAAAAACATCTTAGCGGAGGTTATACAACAATCATTGAGCCACCAAACACATCTGTTAGGTTATATAAGTTATCAGATAAAGAAAAAAATTCATATGCAAATATTACAGGTCAAACATCTGGAACGCTTGAAGAAATTATCACCAATTATACAAAACAGTTAAATGGTAATCAGGCATTTGGTAAAGACCGAGACGAAAAATTAATCAAAAAAGAGAAATTAGATATTAGAAAAATATCATTAAATAATCTTCAAACAATTAAGGATTTTTATACCGAAGTAGATGGTAAGGTTTTAATATACTATGATAAGTTAGTAACACGAATCGATGATATAAGAAGGGATTTTGTTGAACAAAGAACGAAACTGGAAGAAACCCTTCAAAAGAAAATGAACGAGATTGTAAAGAAGCCAGACACAGGATTTGGTTTTGAACCTACAATACGAAATATTATTGGGGTAGTGTTGGCAAATGCCGATACATACATCCGATTAATGAAAGATGTCCATTCCAAAGCGTTCAAAGCGGCTGAAAGTAGAAAAAAAATATTACAAGGAGTACCGACAGATAGTATTGGGGACGATAACATATATCCTTGGCCAGAAGTTAAGGAAAATGCGGCAGGAACTAAACAAAATATTTTAGTTTATCCGGGGGCCAGCGATATGGTTAAAAAATTACAATCAGATGACCGAACATTATGGCCAGAAGTTGCGTTCGTTGAGGAATATAATTCAGTATCAACCTATAAAGTTGACCCATTAACAGAAAAAGAAGGAACATCCGACATTGTTAGTTATATTTTCGAGTCGAATACGGATGTATTAAGTAAAAATGAATTAAGTACATTCACATATTTGACTGATATCGTACCTTATTATGATAAGGCGATGAGCAATATATTATATGAAATTTGGGAAAGAGCGAGATATATCACAGGATTGGACACATTCAACACCAATTCAGTAAAAGAGTTAGCTCTACTGGAATTTGAAAATCTACAAAGTCAAATTAAAGAGGATTATGAAACCCTTGAAATATTGAAAACGCAAGTTCCAAATACCATAGAATTAGAAAAATTGATGTACGGATATTCACCATTCGAAAGATGGCCATACTTTGAAAGTCAACTACCAACAGTATCATACATATCAAGTACATTGGGTAGTGATTTTGGGGTTGAAAAATTTGATGTAACATCAAAAACAATTGATTATGGGGACAAATATAAAGATTTAAGTCAAGAATTATCGGATTATGTATCAGAAACATATAGAAGAAACATATATCCATTTAATTCAACCACATACAAAACTTATTTATCTTCCAAAAAATTCGGAAAAGATGAATTACAATTATATGGAATATTGGGGTTAAGGACAAACGATGCTTTCATATCATCGCCAATAGATTCAAAACAATGGGTACAAGATGGGTTTACAACCAATATGTTTCTCAATACTATGTATATCAATAATACTGATAAACATATATTAAACACGCCATATTTCCATAGACAATTATACAGTGATTTCATAAACGCAAAGGTAAGTGGTAAGTATGCATCATCTGCCTATATTTTATTAAACTCATTACCATTTAAGGATTTGGATGACACGGTTACTTACAATGGAAAACAAGTATTAATGTCGTCAATTTTTAGGGAAATCGGGGCATCGCATTTTATTCCATATCATTTGATGTTAAAGTGGGGTGCAATATACCATAGATATAAAACATATATTTTGGACGGGGTTGATATTATTTCTGGAATAGAAACGCCAATCGATCCTGATATGTTATTCGATAATATGTTGGGTAGAACATATACCGTGGGAACTGTTAATGTTGATAGAGCAAGTAAAAACAACATTGGGTTATATCCATTTTATCAATCCATATTTCATCAGATTGTTCACGATTATACATTTTATGACCCGACAAACGCCAATGCTCCAGCATTATACAGCGCGGCGGTTACAGCGGGGAACATCAGAGACCTATCAAAAAATATTACAAACGGAATCGGGTGGACATCTTTCATCGATAACTCAAAATACGATTCAACACAAACAGGATATACATTTTTACCTTGTAATGGTGACTACAACTATTATGATATGGCCGACTATCTTGTATCGGAACAAGATAACCTTCGAATTCTATGGGATGTAAAGACACTTGGTAGTAAAATTATTAGTTATAGTGGGCAAACATTCCCGACATATGACCAATATTTTAAAAGTACGGGTAATACATATTCGTTAAGCGCGAATAATAAGAAAGTAATTGATTTGATTGCAACATTCAAACCAGATATTTTGGATGTATTCGAACAGGCGTTTTTAGAATTTGCGTCAGAGAATTTAAACGATGAAATTCCATATTCACCATATGGCGTTAATTACTCATCATTCCAAGATTTATTGAAAGAATTGGTATATGTTAAGAAAGAAAGTACCGACCCAACAGACACAGCGTTATTAATTAATACATTAACGCAAAAACAAAATCAAAATCTAGTAAACATAACGACAGGTATTTTGAACAATACCAATTTAATAAAACTTACATTATCGAACCCAAAAGAAATTGACCATTATAGTTTATATGGAATAACGGGGGTAAATAGTAAAAATTTCGATGTAGGTGAATTTTCAGCAGGACAAATAACACAAGATAATTTGGACTACATTAAACTATATCTTGGTGAAGATATGGAACAATATTATCTTGATTTCTTTGTATCGAATAATATTGCGTTAAATGAAGATAACATTAAGAATTTAAGGTTCTTAATTTATACATACGCGGGGGCGAAGGCGGCTGGTATTAGTTTTACTGGAACATCAACATATACAAAGTATTTGGTTGATAATGTTGTTACTCCAACAACAGATAGATTGAGCTTCTTTTTAAATACTTTAATCGGTAAATTTGCGGGGTTAAAACCAGTAGAAACAGAAAACACATTAACTATGAGTCGAGGTTATAATGATGACCCAATCAAACTTGAATTATATGATTATTTTAAATCATTCAATGATAAGTGGGTTGCTGGGAATTCATTAGGACAAAGAACATTAATGGAAGAATTTTTGTTTTTAGATAAGGCGAATAAGGATATTGGGGATCAGGTTTATTTAAGTATGGATAGATTGATGTCCCTTTTAGACCAAACAGATTTAAATAAGGTGACTTTATATTCCGCTATTAATCTTTTAATCAAAAATACTGGGTTTGATATTAGACCTTTACCAGCATATGTAAATTTCTATGGAACAAACTTCTCGAATACGAAAAAGATAGTTCCGTCAAAGAATGTTGCAAAGAATTTGTTTGGTACATTTTTAGAAGTTGATTATCAAGAATCATCGCCAAAAATTATATTACAATATATGGGGCCGGCATCAAAACACCTTGAAATGTCGGACATTGATAAAAGTTCGAAATATAAGAACGACTCATTTGATATGAGTAATGTCAATAATAACCCGCTCGTTGTTGCACCTGATGTTTTCAGAAATATAGACTTTGCTAAGTCGAATAAGGCGGTAGCATTTGAAGTTAGTTTCGGGGATCAAAATCAAGCAATATTCAAGGGATTGGAATTGAATCAAAACACAATAAAAAACACATCTGAATCATTTCAGGTGTTGGAAAGATTAGGTAATGCGGAAACCGGTTCAAGTACCGCCCAAATAGATATTGGGTTGTTCGATATATACAGAACAGCATCGTATAGTTGTACAGTCACATCAATGGGTGATATGATGATTCAACCAACGATGTATTTTTATTTGAAAAATGTTCCGTTATTTAGGGGGTCATATTGGATTACCGAAGTAAATCACACAATAAGAAATAATGGTATCGAAACATCATTTACAGGGAGTAGAATACCATTACAGTCATTACCTGACCCCAAAGATTCGTTCTTGGCAAGTTATCGTTCATTGTTCGACCAATTAACCAAGACTGCAATTGCTAAGGTACAACAATCTGTATTGACACCGACAGGAATAACGCAATATGAAGAAACAATATTGGATGAAAAGAAAAACAAGTTGTTCACAGTTAATATGGGGCCAAAGAAAATAGGTGGAGAAGAATTAATAAAAGAAAGTGGCATCAAAGAATATGGAATACCATATAATGGATATAACGATGAAAAATATATCCAATTTGTAAAATATCGAACAAAATATAATGATGAGTGGTTAAGAGCAACGGTTGTTGAAATGGGTGGGCCTCGTTATAGTGCAGCGTCAAGTCGTTTTAATGATGATACTCATATGGCGATAATCAGTTCGTATATAAATAACGATCAAAGTCAAACCAAAACAACTTGGGGAGAAATTAAAGATACCAGTAAAACTCAATCATTTTATTGTTCCAGATTTGATTTAGGAGTTGCAACGGCAAATAAAATTACCGATTATTTTGGAAAAACTGAATTTTATAACCCACAAAATAATAAACAGTTAATACTTAGTACAAATTTCAATAATACCACAAAGAAGTATAGCGGGCCTATTCATCGAGGGCCATCACTAGATGGTTTAGGTATGTCGAAGAAATTGATGTCAGAATTAGGACTAGTTGATGGTGATGTGGTTTATTTTCGTTTAACATCATAATATTTACATTTTTTTTGATATTTATATAACAAAATAGAATATGGAACAAAAAGTATCTCGAACTCTTGACGATTTTCTTGAAAAAGATAAACTCATCAAGAAGAAGACATCAGAAGATGGTAAAGAAGAAGAGGTTTGTGATTTAACCACAGGGGAGTGCTATATTATCCGTTCAAAAGATGGGATAGTCGAAAGAATAAATAAAAAATACATTACCGAAGACGGTAGACAATTATTAGAAGATTAATACTATGAACGACATCGAAAAGAAATTGCACGAAGAAGTTACTCGCTATAAGGAAATCAGCAAGTATGCTTTAAACTTAATGGAACAAGCAGAACCCGAACCAACACCATTAACACCACCACCGGGACAAGAAGCCCCACCAATGCCCGGAGCAGAAGCAGGTGTACCACCTGTACCGGGAGCTGAAGGTGAAGTTCCGCCAGTGCCGGGAGCAGAAGGTGAAACACCACCTGAAACAGAAGCAGGAGCGACAACACCGCCGGCAACAGATGATACAACAGAAGACATCGATGTTACCGAATTGGTTAATATGACAAAAAATATTAAACAAGAATTGGAAGCGTCTAAAACAGATAACTCTGGTGTAATCGAAAAAATGGACGGTGTATTCAATAAATTATCTGAATTGGAAGGTAAGTTAGCAGAAATGGATAACATCATTTCTAAAATTGATGAACTTGGTTCAAAGGTTGACCAAATGAAACCACCAACGCCTGTTGAAAAACTGGAAATGAGAAGTTTAGATTCATATCCGTTCAATCAAAAACCCGATGAATTTTTTGCTGAAAAACAGCAACAAATGAAACAAAGCGGTAAAAATGAATATGTGTTAACGAAAGATGATGTTCAAAATTACAACAAAGAGAACATAAAACAATCCTTTAATGACAGATTAGACGATGCAACTCAGTTCTAACATAAAGTTTCTTTTAGAAACACAAGTCCAATTTAAAATTTTACATTGGCAAACCAAAGCATTTGCAAGACATCTTGCATTTGGTGGAATCTATGATTCATTAGACGACCTTATTGACAAATATGTTGAAGTTGCTATGGGTAAGTACGGAAGACCCGTTTTAAAAGATGATGATAAGACCATTAAACTTATTAATCTTTCTGAAATGAAGTTAAATCCGTTTATGAAAGGAATTCAAACGGAATTGGCAAAATGGTCATCAGATTTGGATGAAAAGGATACAGACCTATTAAATATAAGGGATGAAATTTTAGCGGAGGTAAATAAATTATCCTATCTACTTACATTAGAATAACTTAAAAAATATTTTCAAAAAAGATGAGCCGGATTTCACTATTCGGCTTTTTTTGTTTATATTTTCAATACCAATAATAATTAACTTAAATTTTAAACACTATGAGTGACATTGCAAAATCAGTTCTTGCTCAGTATGAGAAGAACAAAGCCGCAAGCGGCAGTTCAGGTAAATTTTCCAGTTCAGAAGAAAGGATGAAGAAGTATTTTACCACGGTATTACCGAAAAATGTAACATCAGAAGAAAGACGAATTCGTATTCTTCCGACTAAAGACGGATCTTCACCGTTCAAAGAAGTAAAATTCCACGAAATTCAGGTGGATGGCGAATGGACAAAGTTGTATGACCCCGCACAAGAAGGTAAAAGATCCCCTCTTAATGAGGTAAAGGAAGCCTTGGAAGCCACGGGTAAAGAAGACGACAAAGAATTATCGAAGACTTATCGTTCTCGTAAATTCTATATCGTGAAAGTCATCGACAGAGACAAAGAACAAGACGGGCCAAAATTCTGGAGGTTCAAGCATAACTCAAAAGGGGAAGGGGTTATGGATAAAATTTTCCCAATCTTCCGTAACAAAGGTGATATCACCGATGTTGAAAAAGGTCGTGACCTTATTCTTAGCCTTTCATTGTCAAAATCTAACAATGGTAAGGATTACACAACAATCAGTTCAGTTATCCCTGAAGATGCAGGGCCACTACACGAAGACCCAGCGAAAGTTAAAGAATGGGTGGACGATGAATTAGTATGGAGCGATGTATATTCCAAGAAATCGGAAGAATATCTTGAAATGGTCGCCAATGGTGAAGTTCCACAATGGGACAAAGAAAATAAGAAATGGATTTCAAAGACCTCTGGTGAAGTAACTATCGGTGGCGGAAATTCCGAACATGTGGATGAACCAATTATTGAGGATCCACAAGCCGAAGTACAAGAGCCAGATGAGGATTTGCCCTTTTAAAATGGTAAACTTGTAAAAAAAATCTACCTTTTTAACTTTCCTAGATATTTATTATTATATTTAGGAAAGTTATGAAGGAGATAAAAGAAAAAAAATGTTTTAAATGTGAAAAAACATTACCTATAGAGGATTTTTATTTACATAAAAAAATGCTAGATGGCCACTTAAATAAGTGTATATCTTGTACTAAAAAGGATGTAAGAAAGAGAGAAACTGAATTAAAAAACGATAAGGATTGGTTGGAAAAAGAAAGAAAAAGATGCCGAGACAGATATTACAGGCTTGGGTACATAAACAAAAAACCAACTAAAGAAAAAAGACGAGAAATTATAAAACGGAATATACAAAAATATCCTGAAAAGTATATGGCAGCAAAATATACTGAGATATTTTTAACTAAGGTTCCGGGTATGAATTTACACCATTGGTCATATAATCAAGAGGATTGGTTAGATATCATAGAATTAACAATTAAAGATCACCATTTTTTGCATAGATTTCTGGATTATGATCAAAATTTTATGATGTTTAGGGATAAAAATGGAAATTTATTAAAAAATAAAGATGAACACATAAAATTATTAGAAAAATTGAAATTAGAAAATGAAAATTATAGACATTATATATGAATTAATATCAAATAAACTACCATCACAAAATAATCAACCACAAATACTTAATACTAAAAATGGCACGATTAATCTAAATACATTTAGTGATGATGTCATTTACGGGGAAGAATTAAGACTATTCAAAGATAAATTATTGGAATGTGATGAATTCAAGGATTGTGAAATGCTTGAATTTCTTCCATTACCAATTGTCCAAAATAAAGAAGGTAAACCAATATCTGCAGTATCTATATTACTTGGTGAAGGTAGGAAATTTAAGGGAAGATGTTTTTTATAATGCCCGTCAAAGAAAACAACTACATCTTTAGTGTAGTAGTAGTTCATTATCGTTAGCATTAACACCAACGATGTACGAACCCGTAAAAGAAAAGTTTTTGAAACGATTCGAGGGTAGGGCAATTATTTTGGAAGAAGAATTAAATAAATTTTTACAAGAAAACGGAGCAACAAATGGCAATTAAGAAAAAAGAAATTCCTGATTACAAGGAAAAATATTCATCAAAGACAAAGTATAAACCAATTAATTATTATTACTGCGGCGAAGCATTTGCAAACGCTTGCGGTTTACCCGGCCCTATTATGGGTGGGTTAAATATGTTTCTTGGTCACAGTGACACGGCAAAAACAAATGCAATGATTATTGCCGCAGCAGACGCACAAAAAAGAGGGGATTTACCTGTTTTTGTAATAACCGAAAAGAAATGGTCGTGGGAGCACGCGGTTGATTTAGGATTGCAAGCAGAAAAAAATGAAGATGGTGAATGGGTCGGTGATTTTATTTTTAACGATTCGTTTGATACAATTGAGCAGGCAACAGATTTCATTAATTTGATATTGGATGAACAAGAGAAAGGTAACATTCCACGAAATATACAATTCTGTTGGGATAGTATTGGTTCAATTCCTTGTCAAATGACATTTGAAGGTAAGGGTGGCCGTATGCATAATGCAGCGGTGCTGGCAGAAAGAATCGGAATGGGACTTCACTCAAGAATATCAAAGTCGAAAAAAGAAGATTATCCATATTACAATACTATGATAATTGTCAATCAACCGTGGGTTGATTTACCAGATAACCCATTTGGTCAACCTGAAATTAAACCTAAAGGTGGTGAAGCATTATGGTTAGCATCGTCATTGGTTTTCTTATTTGGTAATCAAAAGAAAGCTGGAATCAACAGGCTTGACGCAACAAAAAATGGCCGAAAAGTATTATATGGAATTAGAACAAAAATTTCCGTTTTGAAAAATCACATGACAGGTATAAGTTTTATGGACGGAAAAGTTATTGCAGTACCGCAAGGATTTATTATGGATACAAAAGAAGCCATTGAAGAATACAAGAAAAAATATTCCGAGTATTGGAATAAAATTCTTGGCGGAACTGGTGATTTTATTGTGACTGAATCCACGGTGAACGAGGATGATGATGACGATGAATAATTTTTCATCAAAAGTTTGGGTATATCCGAAAATTTCGGTATCTTTTAGAAAACAGATTGTGTAACCATTTAATAAATGAAAATTGAAAACAAATACTTTACTTGTTGATGGTGACAACTTATTAACTATCGGTTTTTTTGGGTTAAAGAATCATTTTTATAAGGGTCAACATATAGGTGGTATATATCACTTTCTGAATACTCTTAGAAGAACTTTCGATACATACTTTTTAGATAAAATTTGCGTTTTTTGGGACGGGGATGATTCTGGTTTTCAAAGGCGCAAATTTTACGCGCCATATAAACAGAACAGGAACAATAGGCTTAAAAGTGAAGAAGAAATAAATGCTTATAATAGGCAGAGAAACAGGATTAAACAATATCTCGAAGAAATATATGTTAGGCAGGGGGAATATGAGCATTGTGAAACGGATGACTGCATTGCATACTATGTACAAAACGCCCCCAATGAAAAGATTACCATATATTCATCCGATAGGGATTTAACCCAATTGGTCAGAGAAAATGTCTTTATTTATAGTCCGTCACATCAAAAGGTTTATGGCCCGGGTAGTGTTATGGAATATGACCACGAGGATATTTTAATCGAAAATGTGAAACTTGTTAAAATACTATGCGGCGACCAATCGGATAATATTCACGGAATTCGAAATATGGGAGTAAAAACCCTTATTAAGTTATACCCAGAAATACAAACGAATGTTTTAACACTTGAAGATATTATAGAAAAAACCAAATTATTATTTGAAGAAGACAAGAAAAGTGTAATCATCCAAAATCTATTGACGGGAGTTAGCAAATTAGGGGTGTTTGGTGACGAATTTTACGAGATAAATTATAAGTTGATAGATTTATCCACTCCGCTATTAACTGACGATGCAAGGTCAGGAATTAACGATTTAATACATGAAAATTTAGACACGGAAGGGAGGTCGTACAAAAACGCAATGAAATTAATGCAAGATGATGGTTTATTTCTTATATTACAACAACAACACATTGATTTCGTAAAATATTTCACACCATTTTTAAGGCTGACTCAAAAAGAAAAAAATAAACATTACCATAAAGCAAAAAAATAAAACTATGACAAACCAAGATTTAATAAAACTGGAATTCCTTTTAACACTTGAAGGGAATATCATTATTCAAAGGTTCTTCAATGTAAAGGACTTTAACCCGATGGCGGTATACTCAACCGAATTGTATGAGACCGTAAAAGAAATTTGTGATGAAATTTCATACGATTTGAAAATGAAAACCATCGATTATTTACTCGAAAATCAAAATTATTATTACGATTTCGAGAATGTGGAAAGCGAAACAGAAATTGCGGAAGAATACTTCCTGCTAGAAGTTAAGCTCGATAACCATATATTTATTTCCAGAATATTCCCAGCACATGTGTACCATCCAAAGGTTAGATATACAGTTGATATCCGCCCGAAAGTGCGTGGCATACTTGCAATGCTAACCGATGTGTTATCTTCTAGTGAACTGGAAACTACAGATATGGGGTACGAATTAAACATACAGAACAGGAAATAAAATATGGCAGAAGAGAAAAATTTTGGTTATTTGGGGACGAGTTTCCAACAATCATTGATTAAAATTATCATTGAGGATAAGAAGTTCGCCACCACCATTTTAGATGTCATTGACCCTCATTATTTTGAGGGAGCGTCATTTCGGTTCATCGTTCAAAATATCAAGGAACTTTATCAGCAATATAATGAAATTCCCGGGTATAAGAACATATCCTACAAGATAATGGAGGAGAACCAGAATGATACGATGTCTAAAATGCATATGGACACCTTAAAAGGTATTGAAGATTATGAATTAACAGGGGTAAATCAAATAAAAGACAAAGCCCTTAATTTTTGTAGACAACAAGTCCTTAAAAGGGAACTTAAAGTAGTACAATCGATTATTGACCAAGGCGATTTCGACTCGTATAAGAAAATTGAGGAAATTATTCAAAATGCGTTGCGTGTTGGTGCAAATACCAATGATGTAAAAGATGTATTTGAAAATGTACGAGCCGTTTTACAAGTAGATGCTCGAGTACCAATCCCAACGGGGATAGATGGTCTTGACAATATGTTAGACGGTGGACTTGGTATAGGTGAATTAGGTGTTGTACTAGCCCCAACAGGTGTTGGTAAAACAACAATGTTAACAATATTTGCAAATACTGCATATAATGTTGGATTTAAAGTTTTACAAATTGTTTTTGAGGACAATGTAAATTCAATATTAAGAAAGCATTATACTCGTTGGACTGGGGTTGCACCGAATGAATTACCAACCGAAGCAGATACTATCGTTGAGATGCTTGGTGAAATTGAAAAGAATTCTAAAGGTCAACTTAAAATTTGTAAATTACCAAGTGATTCAGTTACCGTATCCGAGCTTAAAGGAATGTTAAGAAAGCTTGCAATGGAAGGGTTTGTTCCCGACCTATTATTAATTGACTATGTTGATTGTATTATACCAGAAAAAGCAGCATATGGCGAAGAATGGAAAGGTGAAGGGTCAATTATGAGACATTTGGAAGCAATGACAAGTGAATTTAATATCGCGATATGGGCGGCTACACAAGGTAATCGTGAGTCGATAACAACAGAAATTGTAACATCTAATTTAATGGGTGGGTCAATTAAAAAGGCTCAAATAGCACATGTTGTTATATCGGCGGGTAAAACACTCGAACAAAAAGAACATAAATTAGCGACATTAACACTTTTGAAATCTAGAATTGGTCAGGATGGTATTGTTTGGCAAAATTGTCATTTCAATAATGAAATGTTACAAATCAATACGGAGGCACAGGAAACAATGCTTGGCCACGAGCAAAATGAGGAAAAAAGGAGAACACAACGAGCCATTGATGTATATAAAGAAAGAAAAAGAAAGGAATTGGAAGAACTTTCTGGTAAACTATCTTTTTCTGAACCACCATCCAGTGCAATAAAACCAAATACCTCGTTTGATACGCCAAAGGAAAAAGTAGTACATCAAACAACAATAACAGAAGCAAAGGAATTAGCAAAAGTTGATAAAAAACTTGAAAATCTCAAGAAAAACTTGGAACGAAATAAGAAAATCGCGGAAGAAAAACTTCGATTAAAACAAGAAAAAGTTCACGAAGAATCAACGATATCTACTTAACAATAATAAACTATATAGAGCGGGCAGGGTAATACTGTTCGCTCTATATTTATCTTTTTTTAATAATTATGGACAAAAATACACTAAAAACTTACACTAAACAAGAAGTAGAAAAAGCAACTCTCGAGTATTTTAATGGCGACACATTAGCCACCGATGTTTGGATAAAAAAATACTGTCTCAAAGACGAAACCCATTATTATGAATTAACGCCAGATGATATGCACAGAAGACTTGCAAAAGAACTGGCAAGAATCGAAAAAAAGTACCCTAACCCACTTTCAGAAGACGAAATTTACGAAACAATCAAAGATTTTAAACGAATTATTCCACAAGGATCCCCAATGTCGGGAATAGGGAATGATTTTCAGATTGTTTCCTTATCGAATTGTTTTGTTATCGGTAATGAAAGGGATTCAGATTCATATGGTGGAATATTAAAACTTGACCAAGAGATTGTTCAACTACAAAAAAGACGCGGCGGAGTTGGCCTTGATTTATCATTCATACGACCCAATGGGAGCCCCGTTAAAAATAGTGCAATTACAAGTACAGGTATCGTTCCTTTTATGGAAAGATATTCGAATACCACTAAAGAGGTTGCACAGGACGGAAGAAGGGGTGCGTTGATGCAAAGTATATCCATTCGTCATCCCGAATCAGAACATTTTATTGATGCAAAGTTGGAAGAAGGAAAAGTTACTGGAGCAAATGTATCAATAAAACTACACGATGATTTTATGGAAGCCGCAATGAGCGGAAACCAGTATATGCAAAAATTTCCAATTGATTCAACAACCCCCACATACACAAAAGAAGTGGATGCGTTGAAACTATGGAAAAAAATCATCCATAATGCTTGGAAATCAGCAGAACCGGGTATTTTGTTTTGGGATACTATCATAAAAGAAAGTATTCCAGATTGTTATATAAAATATGGGTTTAAAACCGTTAGTACCAACCCTTGCGGGGAAATTCCTTTGTGCCCGAATGATAGTTGTAGATTACTTGCAATAAACATATTCAGTTATGTCGTTAATCCATTTACAAAGGATGCTTATTTTGACTTCGAATTATTTAAAAGCGACGCTCAAAAGGCTCAAAGATATATGGACGATATTATTGATTTGGAAATCGAAAAAATTAATAATATATTAAAGAAAATCGAATCAGACCCAGAGGAAGAGTTGATTAAATTATATGAGATTAACTTATGGAACAAGATTAAAGAAAAAACCGAACAGGGTCGTAGAACGGGCCTTGGTGTAACGGGTGAAGGTGATATGTTAGCGGCGTTGGGCTTGATATATGGTACGGATGAGGCAACGGACTTTAGTGAAGAAGTTCATAGAACATTAAAACTAAATGCTTATCGTTCATCTGTAAATATGGCTAAAGAGCGTGGTGCGTTTCCAATTTACTCTGCCGAACTGGAAGATAAAAATCCATTTATTCTTCGAATTAAAAAAGAAGACAAGGTATTGTATGAAGAAATGCAAGAGTTTGGCCGTAGGAACATTGCATTGTTGACGATAGCCCCAACAGGCTCGGTATCTATTTTAACACAAACCACATCAGGTGTTGAACCAGCTTTTCTTCCCGTTTATATGAGAAGAAGAAAAATAAATCCCCAAGAAAAGGATGCAGTAATTGATTTTGTTGATAATGAGGGGATTGCTTGGACTGAATATCCTATTTTTCATCATAATTTCCAACTTTGGTTAGAGGTCAATGGATATAATATTGATGAAATCAAGAAAATGCACAAAGCCGAGCTGGATGAAATTGTTAAGTTATCGCCATATTACAAAGCCACATCGAATGATGTAGATTGGGTGAAAAAAGTCGAAATGCAGGGTCGTTTACAGAAACATGTTGACCATTCAATATCCGTAACGGTAAATTTACCGAAAGAAACCACCGAAGATATCGTATCAAAGGTATATGAAACAGGTTGGCGTAGCGGATGTAAAGGTATTACTGTATATCGTGACGGATCCCGTAGCGGCGTTCTTATTTCGGAGTCTGAAAAGAAAGATAAAGTGGGAAGTGAATTATATGAAAATCACGCGCCAAAAAGACCAAAAAGATTAAAGGGTGAAATTCATAGATTCCAAAACAATTCAGAGAAATGGATTGCAGTCGTTGGATTATTGAAGGGTCGTCCATATGAAATTTTCACAGGTAAACTCGAGAACGGATTAAGTAATTTACCATTATCGATAAAGGAGTGCGATGTTGTTCAAAATATGGTTGAAACCGAAGAATTAAATGATAAGGGTGAAAAGATAAAGAAGAAAAGGTACGATATTGAATATATTGATTCAGATGGGGAAAAACAAATTCATACCGGTTTAAATCACGCTTTTAATCCTGAATTTTGGAACTATGCTAAGTTGATATCTGGAATTTTAAGGCACGGGATGCCGATGATAAAGGTTTATGAACTAATACACTCATTAAATTTCAAGGAAGATTACATCAACACTTGGAAAAATGGTGTAGAAAGAACCATTAAGAAGTATATCAAAGATGGGGAAAAAGCAAGGGGTAGATGTCTTGAATGTGGTAGTGAAGAACTCGAATTCAAAGAGGGGTGTCTTATATGTTCTGCTTGTGGCCTTTCAAAGTGTCAATAAATATTTCCACAATTTTAACTTTTCAAACATCCTCTGATATTTATTATAATATCAGAGGATTTTTTATGATTAAATGTGAAATATGTGAACTTGAGTTTAAAAATAATCTCGGTGGAGATTTAACCAAGCATTTAAAATTGATACATCAGTTATCAATGGAAGATTATTATGTGAAAACAGTATTAAATAATATCGAGCCCAAATGTAAATGTGGATTATGCGATGAAAGGCCGTATTTTAATAGAGGAAAGTTTAGTAAATATGCGTTAGGTCACGAAAAATTTGAATGGCAAGAAATGATGTACATAGAATTATATGGTCATCCTAAATGCCAAAATCCTGAATGTGATGAAATCGTAAAATTTCACAGAGGAAAGCCAAATAAATATTGTTCATTTAAATGTCATCCGAATAATTGGAATCAGAATAAAGTAAAGAATACTGTTAATAAAAAATATAATGTAGATAATGTTTTTCAGTTACCCAATATAAAACAAAAATTGAAATTGTCTTTAATAAAAAAATATGGTGTCGAACACCCACTACAATCTAATATACTATTAAATAAAATGACTAGTAACAACATTATTAAATACGGTGTGGAATATCCCCAGATGTTACCAAATATAAGAGAAAAACAAAAAGCAACATTAATAAAGAGATACGGCGTCAATCATTACTCAAAAACCAAAGAATTTAGGGAACTTTCATCAAAAAATATGTGTAAATATAATCAAAATATTTTAACTAACCATACGATTAAACGATATAAAGATACAAAATTATATTATCAATCAAAATATGAATTAAAATTTTTAGAGTTTTGTGAAAAAAAGAATATATTAATGTATATCAGTAATTCACCAACATTTAAGTATATCAACAAAAATTATGGAAAATGGCATCTACCCGATTTTAAATTTAAAGATAAGTTTATTATCGAAATTAAGTCAACATATTGGATGAATAAACAGGGTGGGATTGATGTTATAAACGCTAAAAAAGAATCTGTTGAAATAAAAGGATACAACTATATTTTTCTTCTTGATGAAGACTTTGATGATTTCATAAAAATTATTTAATATATTTATTAGTATGGCAACTTATGGTATTGAATTTCCATTTCGTGATAGTGCGATTGGTAATTATTTAAAAATGACATCTACCCCTGAACGAGAAGTTAGGGCAAATTTAATTCATTTACTGTTAACTAGAAAAGGTAGTAGATATTATTTACCCGATTTCGGAACACGATTATATGAATATATTTTTGAAATGAATGATAATGTTTCATATGGACATATTGAAGAAGAAATAAGGGACGCAGTTAAGAAATATATCCCGAATTTGGACATCAATAGTATTGAAATTGTATCAGCAGAGAATGATCCTGATAGGGTTAGGACAATTAGTGATGATGAAGACGAAAGATTGTTTAGATATACATCAGAGCCAGCAAGACCATACACCGCAGTCGTTAAAATTGACTACACAGTAAATAACGGAGCGTTTTCAACATCCGACTTTATAATTATTAACATATAATATGGGAAAATCAGTTTCATACGCAGTAAGAGACTTTGCAAGTTTAAGGGACGAATTGGTCAATATGACCAAACAATATTACCCTGATTTAATTTCAAATTTCAATGATGCTTCAATCTATTCAGTATTGTTGGATATGAACGCGGCAATTTCGGACAATTTACATTTTCATATCGACAGGGTATGGCAGGAAACGATGTTGGATTTTGCGCAACAAAGACAATCGTTATTTCATATAGCAAAAACATATGGATTACGAATTCCGGGGTTAAGACCATCAATTGCATTGTGTGATTTTAGTATTAATGTACCAGTAAGAGGGGATAAAGACGATGAAAGATATGAAGGATTATTAAGGTCGGGAGCGCAGGTATCTGGTGGCGGTCAAATTTTTGAAACTATTGATGATATTGATTTTTCTAGTCCATTTAATAAAAAAGGTGAACCAAATAGATTAAAAATTCCAAATTTTGATAATAACAATAAATTAATTTCTTACACGATTACAAAGAGAGAAGCGGTTGTTAATGGTGTTACTAAAATATACAGAAGAGTTATTACCGAATTAGACCAGAAACCATTTTTGAAACTTTATTTACCTGAAAAAAATATTTTAGGGGTAACAGCGATAATACATAAAGACGGAACAAATTATGGTTCAAATCCAACCTATGCTGAGTTTTTAGACCCAACGAATAAGTGGTATGAAGTAAAATCGTTAATTGAGGATAAGGTTTTTGTTGACGACCCGACAGCAATTTCTGATGATGATAATTTCATCGCGGGGAATTACCTACCAGTAACGAATAAATTTATCACCGAATATTCACCTGAAGGGTATTTTTCGGTTACATTTGGCTCGGGTAATGTTGACCCAATGGATAATTTGGACAATTATATGACAGGAACAATGAAAGTTAATCTTGCAACATTCCTGAATAATATGTCATTAGGTAATGTGCCTAAAGCAAACACAACATTATTCATCAAATATAGGATTGGTGGTGGTAAAGATTCTAATACGGGGGTAAATGTAATTACATCTGTGGATTCAATTGATTTTGCAATAAATGGCCCGAACACGGCAGTTAATGATAAAGTATATCAATCATTAACAGTTACAAATATTACACCCGCAATCGGTGGAGCAAATGCCCCATCCATTGAAGAAATCAGGAATATGATTACTTACAATTTTGCAGCACAAAACAGAGCGGTAACTTTGAATGATTATAAATCACTTATCGAAAATATGCCATCGACATACGGAGCACCTGCAAAGGTTAATGTAATGGAAGAAGATAACAAAGTTAGAATTAAACTTGTGTCATATGACGCAGAGGGGAATCTAACAGATTTGGTATCTAATACATTAAAGTCCAATATATTAAACTATCTTGCAAAATACAGGATGTTGAATGACTATATTGACATTGTAGCGGGGGAAGTTGTGGACTTGGCGGTTGAAGTTGATGTAATTATCAATAAGAATGAAAGTCAAACTGATATTGCGAAGCAAGCAATTACAACAATTACCGACTTTTTTGACATTTCAAAAAGAAAAATGGGGGATCCATTATTTGTTGGTGACTTAAAAAGAGAAATTGGTAATGTTGCTGGCGTTGTTAATGTCGTAGATGTTCGTCTTTTCAACTTAATAGGTGGAAAATATTCGTCAGCAGAAGTTGCTCAACCATATGTCGATGATACAACAAAAGAGATATCACAAACTGATATGACTATCTATATGAAGTCAAATCAAATATTCCAAGTAAGGTATCCATCGTCAGATATTAGAATTAGAGTTAAAACACTCGCATCCACTACATATTAATTTGTTTTTTCTTTATCTTATACAAAAAAATAGATTGGTTTCTATTTATTGTAGATGGAACAAAAACAAAGAATCAGAACAGAAATTGGTAAAGACCACAAAATAAATGTTCAACTCAAACAAGAGTTTGGATTATTAGAAATTTTATCATTAAAATTATCGCAACAAGATATATACACATCATTATGTGCTGATTATGGCGTTGTATGTGGAAGAGTTACCGTCAATAATGGATATGGTGTACCAAACGCCAGAGTGTCCATTTTTATTCCTCAATTAACAGAACACGAAGAAGACCCGGTTATTTCTGCGTTATATCCGTATAAATCATATGGGGATAAAACAGAAGAAGGGTTTAGATATAATCTATTACCCGCTCGAAGACAACATAGCGGGCACGCAGCAACTGGAACATTTCCAGACCAAAATGATATACTATCAAGGGAAGATATACTTGAAGTGTATGAAAATTACTACAAATACACTGTAAAAACAAACGATGCTGGCGACTTTATGATTTGGGGTGTTCCATTAGGTGAACAACTAATTCATGTTGACTTAGATGTATCAGATATGGGTTGTTTTTCATTAAGGCCAGACGATTTCATAAGAAAGGGGTTTGGAATTGATGATTTTAAATCCGCATATGAGTTTAAAACAAGTGAAGACCTTGATTCATTACCACAAATTATAACATTTGATAAAGGAATAGAAGTTTATCCATTCTGGGGTAGTGAAGATTTGTGTGAAATCGGAATTACAAGGGTGGATTTTGACTTATCTGAAAGAGGATTAAAAGTTGAGCCAAGCGCAATGGTAATTGGTGGAACATTTACCGATGACGGAAAGAATTCAATAAATAAAAACTGTAAACCACGAAAGAATATGAGTAAAAAATGTTCTTTTGTGACAAATGCGGGAAATATTGATGCAATTCGATTTAGTGATAACTATGATATACATAATCTACCAGTATTGGAAGAATATACGGTTACGGATGAAATTAATGACGATGGTTCATTCGCAATCAGGCTTCCAATGAATAGGGATTTTTTATACACCACAGAATTTGGTGAAAATGACTATACGAATGACCCAAATAAAGGTATTCCAACATCTTCGTGCTATCGATTACGATTTACCTTAACCGATGAAGGACTTGAAAGAGTAAGGGCAAGGGCGTCGTATCTCGTTCCAAACATACGAGAATTTGAGGGGGATGAAGATAGATCATATGCGTGGTCATTACAATTTTCTGGTTATCCACAAGATGCTCAAGGAATGATATTAAATAATGTGGATGGTGATTACTACCCGCAAGACTATTTTTATAGATTTCAATATGGTAAAGTTTATACCGTATCGTCATTTCAAAGTATGTTATTTGATTCCCCAAAAAGAATGTTGGGAATAAATGATATTGTACCATCAGAAGATAAGGATTGTAGTAGTAGTGTGGTAACATTTCCAACAAATATGGGAATTAAGAACACATCATTTAATTTTCAATTATTATTGTCATTGGTATTAGCATTTTTGCAATTTGTGTTCTCATCAATATCATTAATTGCATACGAATTTATAGGTTCAATTTTAAAAACAATTAGCAATGTTATTAATATCGATATTTTTGGATGGAAACCATTCGAAACATTATCTGAACAAATATTAGATGCAGCGTTTAATGTTCAAGCAGCGGGACAAATAGAATTACCATTAACAATATATGATACTTGTGATTTATGTTCAAATGATGATGAAACAGTTACACAAGGATTTGACCCAAATGCGTTTTGTAAAATTGCTGAACTTGGAATTGATGTCGTTGGCGTAACAGGCGCAACGGGATACACATACTTTATATTACCAACAAATGTGGGGGCAACGGGTATTAATGAATCAACAGACCCCGGAACATCAATATATAATCCATCGGGTGGCGCAAGGGATTGTGATGGAAATTCAGAGTGTTGTGGATCATATAAAATATCAACAAGCGGATATTTGGCAATGAATTCATTATCAACACCTAATTCTTATGGTACAATTTATCCAAGATTTTATATCTATATGGGTGGTCATACAGGTGCTCCAATTGGTTCAACCGACTTTTATATTACAGGCACCACTGTTGATTTCTCACGATACCCAATAGGAACTTATACGGTTAATGCAACGCCAATTACAGGATTTTGTTTTACAGATACACAAGTAAAATCATTATTTGGTATTGAAAGCGGCTCAACATATTTTCAAAATAATCAAATAACAAGTGGATATTATGGTTATATAATTGATAGAGAATTTCCAAAAATTCCTGTTGGTTCGTATACCGGTATAACCGTTGAAGAAGGTTGTGAAATGTATGATACCGTATATAATGAAAAACATATCAAGCAGTCATATTTGTGGATAAGCGGTACAACGAAGTATGAAAATCCAGAATTACCAGATATTTCACAACGATTGAATAATAGTATTACACCCGGAATCGAAGAATCGACAACAAAGCCGACATTCGGAAGTGAGTGGTCAATAGGTGCAACTGTTTTCTATAAACCCGGACAAGGAAGATTACCCCGTTATTACGAATTTAGTAATATATCTGACCAAAGATATAATAGAAAAACAAAAACCGGATATTCCGAATTTAGGGACGGTGTATTTTTAATAGTTCCATCAATTGATGGTCACTGTAGACAAAACGCATTTGCATTAAGGGAATGGTATAGAAGAAAAGTTATTGGATTGAATTTTTGTGGTGGTGTTGTTAATTTTGCATTTATAGATAATTGGTTATCTGGAGCATTATATTTCTTCCAATTTAAGGCGAAAATTAAAGATAAAAAAGATGGCCAGAAAGTAAAAGCTTGTCAAACTGTTGTTAGATATTCAGCAGAAGACGAAAGGTTTTATTACAGGTCTTGCCCATACCGTTATGATTTGAATCCAAATGCTGAGGTTTGGGGTACGGATAACGAAAAAGGTAATTTAAAATACATTGCGCATCCAACAACATTTGTTGATTTAGGGCCAAGGGATGAATTTATTAAAGAAATATGTTTTGATCCATCGTTAGATCCAAATTGTTCCGTTTCTCGCTCAATCGGGCCAACATCATTTAAAACATTTGGCGAGTTAGTGGCATTTGCTGTTAACTATAAAATGGATGTTAAAGATTCGGATATGCAAATTAGGGATTTCTTCAAAAATGATGGATTTTATGCACAGTCAAGTAATGGCTTTAGAGGAAAAATATTTAATGGCGATATTTCACAATTAATTTCAGTAAATAGTGAAGTGGGAATAGATGGATTTGATTTACAAAATCAAAAATATGCTGGATATAGTATATCAACATTAGATCCGGAAGCGCCAGGAGATATTGATGTGTTTCAAAATTTTACAGGAACATATGGGCCAACACCCATAACATTAAAATATGAAGATGATGGTGTGCGAATAAGACAATGTTTAAATGCTCCGGGATTTCTTACCGAATGTTCACAAAAAGTGCCATTTTATCTATGGGATAAAAAAGGTACAGGATTTGGCCCTCACGATATAACTCAATTAGATGACCAATGTTGGGATTATAGTCGTATACATACATCATTTTTACAGGGTATGACATATAACTATAAATGGAATCAATTTATACCAAACGGATTAACTGATCCTGATGACCCATACTTATTACCACCAATGAGTTATGATTTTCCAGGTTATTTAGTAACAGGAATAACAGCAAGCGCCCCCGGAGCAGAAGAATTTGATGTTGTTGTTTTAACTTCAGATCCAAATTATAGTTCAGATGCTAACACAAAACAAGTTTATCAAAGTATGAATCACGGATTTACACTTTTGATTGCGACGGGTGGTACTATAATGGATCCAACAGGTGGTAGATTATATATTAGATTGGGTGAGGGTGGAGATTGGTCAAATGCATTTAATGTGACATCAGATTGGACGCCAGATCGATCATATAGTATAATGGCAAGTCGTGATCCGTATATTGATAATAAACAAATTCTATCAACGCCATTTATGTTTTATTTTGGGTTAAGGCCAGGTAAAACAGGTTTGGATTTATTAATACAACGATTTGGCCCTAAAGGGGCATTTAAACCTATTGAATAATGGAACAGAAAAGAATTTTACATCCCGAAAAAAGATACGAAAAGGCACCAAGCGAAGAAATGTCAATTTCTGTAACGCTTCAGGGTAATAGAAAATTATTAACCAACGATGACAGGGATGTTGTATTGAATGTTGCTGAATTATTTAATACAGAAAGACAAGAAAGTAAAAATTATAAGATATATGGAAAAATAAAAATGGTTTTTCGTAATATGTACAGCGGAGGCACTCAATATGATTATTTACTTCAAAGGCTTGCTCTTGTTGGTGATGGATCTAATGGAAATTTCGAAGGATATTTACCATATAACGAATTTGCATTTTTAAGGCAAGATGTTCTTCGTGAAACTATACCAACGCCAAAAGTAGATGATTATTATGCCTTTACAGGATTTACAACAACAATAACAGGAACAACAGGGTCTACCTTACACAATACAATTACGCCGATAAACGCCCCATATTTCAATTGGAATTTACATCTATCATATGTTTATACTCACGACGCTAATTTTCCAATGATGTACACGCTTAGTGGTCACACAGGATTAACTTGTAACGGTGTTCAATGTATATCTTTTGTTAGTGGTGATGGAATACCATTTAGAGTAACTGAAAATGGTAGTACATATAAATTAACTAGTCCTGTTGAACACGGAATGAATCAGGGGGAATATATTATTCTTGATAATTTTCCATATTATATTAACTATGTTGCAGACGAAACATACAATTCAGACAAATATGTTATAAACATAATGAAAAGTCAAATACCATCTGGTGTAACGACATTTTCAAATCTAATAGTAATAGGAAAAAGATGTTTGGATAAGGAAAATATAACAGGAACAACATCCCAATATTATGTTCATAAAATGAAAACATTAAGGGGTGTTGATGATTATATTTTGGATAAAGCGGGATTTGAGTCACCAATTTGGAGGGATGAAAAAAAGATATTATTTGAAAACAGCGAAGGTACAAATGATGTACTTGTTGAAAGAAATCGAATGGAGAGTGTTCTATTTGATATTAAAGAACCGTTTATTTTAAGTGGATTAACAAATAATTTAGGTTATCTTCCAACGGAAGTTTATATATCCGTAGTATTAAGAAACGGAAACGGATATTTTGTGTATCCACCGAAAGTTGGGTTTAAATTCAATTTTCATAATTATTGGATTGATGAACATTTTAGTGGAACGGATTCATTAGAAAGCGCATTAACGGGAACACCATTTAGCCGAAATGGTAATGGAGAATCGTTTTTATTTACTAGTGGAAATACCATACCAACAGGAACAATATTAACAGGGGCATTCATTGAGTATGTTCCAACGGAAATGAAAGAAAGAGTTATTTCGGAGTCGTTATATAAATTTTATTGTGATCCTAATAATTTCAATTATGGGCAAACAGGGCAAACCGCAACATTTTCTGGGGCAACCATAGATAATCCTTTTGGATATTTCTATCAACCACATTATAGAATAAAATTAAGGGAATTATCACCATATGTGGAGACAACCGATGTTTTAAACATAGAAAACTTACCACAAAACGCAAAATATTTTAGTAATGAAAATCTATGGAAATGGCGAGATTTATATGACCACGGATACATCGATGATTTAGGATACGGCACAGATTATCCATTCATCAATAATATTCATTATGTTAAGTCTGACATTAATTTTTATTTAAAGAATGAGGAATTATATACAAATAAAGCGGACGGACTATACAGTTTCAATGCAACAACCAATAACGGACAAGATAAAATAAATTGTTAATGAAAATTGTAACACAAGATAGTGATTTATCTTTGAATTTGAATATTCAAAACGACTTCAAACTTGATTTGGGACGAGAAGATAACCTGAAAGATTTCGAATCCGAAACGCTTAGGAATATTATTAACCCAATTGAAAACTATGAAACATCCAGATTCATTCATAAACCATATTCCGGAATAACAGCCAATCCAAATGATTTACAATCGGATATTTGGTTTGAATTCTATTTTTATAACAATTTAAACACGCCAACACATTTAGGCGGGATGAATTACGAATTTGTGGGAATCAGTAAATCCGAAAATATGAAGATGTTGAAACAAGCAACCGAAAGTTTCTTCAGATTAGAGTTTTACAAAGTTCCGAGTGGGCAAAAACCCGAAAAGACAAATAGAAGGTTGGTTTTTGCAAGAAATTTAGCTCTACCATTAGGTGAAAGAATACTTGGAAGAATAGATAACCAATATCAATCGATAGAAGATTGGGACTATCTTTTTGTTCCTGTTTTTGTTGGGTCAAACTACAAAAATAAAGAAAATATGTACATATTTTGGTTTCAAGATGATAGTTCATTCGATGCAGAGCCAATTTTGACAGGAAATACATTTTATATGACGGCAAGATTCTTTAATGCGGATGACGGAACGATACTGAATTTTTCAAATAAGGATAAAGCAATAACAGATAATATAAATGAAAATGATGATATGTATTTTGAGGTTGAAATAGATAAAACTGATTATTCGTATCAAGTTTTCAGATATGACGGAGCAAAAGGAGTAAGAATAGGCCAGAGTGGAAACCCAATAAGATTTTATGAAATAGCCGGCGGAGCATAAAATGGAAGATAATAGATATAGAATAGTAAAACCGCTAACAGGGTCAACTATATTCGATTTACCCGTGTTTCTGACGAGCTTTGCAGAGCAGTTAGGGGTAATGGTCGGTTTTGATGGAAATGTCGCCCAAGTTGAGGAAACTTCGAATTTCACTTATAGTGGTAATTCTAATACAATAACAATATTCAATACGGTTAATACAAATAAGTTATCATTTTTGGTAGAGTCTATTTTTACAATTTATTGGGGTGATGGATCATCAAGTGTTTTACCAATGACAGGTATAAATGATTTAAATCTATCGTCAATATCACACACATACACGGTAACAGGAGAAACAATAATAAGGGTTACTATTGAATCACCGTGGACGGTAAATGAACTTCAAAAAACCGTTCAAATCCCATTTGTACCATTTGATTTTCCAACAGATTTAGGAACATTAACCTTCACGGTTCCATATAGCGACCCACCTGTGACTACATCACAAACATATTTGGTTGACTATAAAACACAAACAGGACAAACGCTCGAAACTGTGATAGGATTTCAGGCTGTTGGAAAAAGTAGAGTAGATGAATTCAGACTATATGGAACAGGAAACCAATATTCGGGGATTACAATCGTTTCTGGGTACACAGGTTACACGATTGATGGTTTAACATACATTGATACCCCTGACGGGGATACTATCATTACAGGGTCTACAGCTCAATATTATGATGATGAGGTGTATAATGGAATGATAACAAGAAATGAACATTTTATTGGATTTGTGGAAGAACCTGACATATATTCCGATGTTTTTGTCGAAAGAGGAAAAATGGGAGTGATGGAAAAGAATCTTCGTTTAACTGAAATTGATAATACCGGGGAATTAGAAATCTACGGTAATGGATATTTCAATGTACGAAAACAATAAAAATTATATTTATAAAAAAATACCCGATAAAGAATAAAATTAATTAAATAACAATAAAATGAGTGTTGGTGCATACGGATTAATCAGGCCAGCGGATGTTTCACCCGCCGATGTTGATATTATTTTTCACTATGTTGCAAATAGAACAGCAAATTCTCCCGTTACATTGAAGAAATTGACATCAACAGATGTGCTTACCCCTGTATTCCACAATGCGGATACCGGTGGAAATGCTGATGTTGAGCTTTTAGGTGGAATGTATAATTTAAAGTTAGATTCTGGGGACTTTTCAGACCTCGGAATTTACACATTATATATGAGGCCCAAAGAAATAAGAACAGTAATTACAGATTGCGGTGTTTTATCATCTTTACCATCGGTAAGAGGGTTGGTTATAGATTTAGCCAATGTATCAAGCGATGATAGAAATAAATTTACACCACAAGGATTAGTTGGGTATCGAATTGAATATTTGGATTCAACAACCAACGAAAAAGTACCAAACATATATAGAATTGTAACATCATCATTTTATTGCGAACCAATTACATCCAATTTATCCAACACAACACAAAAAGCGTTAAGATATAGGTATTCTGATGTAGCAACGAACTTAATGTTTTTGACATTAACACCAACATCTGCCCCATCATCAAGGCCGAATGTTGTTCCATTTATAGGACAACCTAATCAAAAAATTATAATGACAAACACATATTTTAATCCAACAACGATTGAAATAGAATTAGTTGAACACGACTTTACTACATTATCTTACGCATTGTACAGTAATCAAAGTAAGGCAGTTGCCAGCGGTGTTTACACAGTATATGACAATAATAACAATATCTACAAACAATGGAACTTGTACGAAATTAAAGACGAGTTTAATGAAACTCTATATGAAATTAGAGAAAAGAAGACAGATATTGATGAATCATTAAATTTTGACCTTATTACAGAATAATGGCAACTACAAAAACACCTAATCAATACGCGAGTGGCGCCGAAACATTTAGTGACAACCTAGTTGGGTTTCAAGTAGTCGATGGTGTAAGTCAAATGACTAACACATCATTTAACATTGATAGAATTATACCAGAAAAGGATAGTAAAACATTTCAAACACAACCTTTTTCTGATTTTTTGACATTGGACACTATTAATCAAGAAGAAAGCCAGCAAGATACCACTAACACAACGACATCATCATCCACAAAAACATCGGATAAGATAAAATTCTACGATGCAAAAGATGATGGGTCAAAATCGTTGTTTGGGTCGCTTAGCCGTAGATTAAATGTTGCTGTAAATAATATAATTACAAAATTTCCAGCCGCTTTATATGTTGACATTGATTCACCGATTAAAACAACAAATTTAAGCGCGGAATCGGTTGTTTATGATTTAAAAACAAAACAAACCACATTTCAAGTACAAAATAGTCTTATTTTTAATCCGTTAGATATTCTTCTTGTTGAACCAAAAAGTAATACTAAACCAACAACAACAAATACCATAAGAAATTTTTATTCTTCTTATACAAAATATGTTATTGAAATAAGCGGGGCAACTTACAATATTGTAAATTATACCGAAGTTGATACTACGAATAAAATAACATTACAGGTTAATGGTGATTGTTTTTCAGGTCAAACAGGGTACACAGCAAGTTATTTAATCAGGCCGAATAATGGTATTGTTGAAGAATTTTATAGTAATCTTGATGAATTAGAAATAATCTTGATGAACAGGGAAACTATTCCAATGTATCAAGCACCGTTCAAAGTCCCAAGAGATTTAAATGGCGGATCATCAACAGAACTTGTGACTGAAATAGTAACATGGCCGACAACAAAAGACGGGTGGAATCCTCAAATTATGGGGATTGATTTTGATTATTATTTGGAGTCATTAGTATCCATTGGGCAAGATATTGACACATATAAATCAAATTTAGTTGTAAGGTTTTTAACAGCACCGCAATTATTTGAATTTGATACGCCAGAAAACAAGGCCGAAGCAATATTCCAAATATACGGACAAAGTTTCGACCAAGTAAAGAAATTTATTGATAATATTGCGTTTATGCGTAATGTTACCTATGATAAAATCAATAATGTACCTGATTTATTGTTAAAGAATTTAGCAACAACATTAGGTTTGTCAACTATTGGATTATTCGATGAAAAATCATTACAAGATTCTTTATATACAAGAACTGACACGCAATACATCGGATTAAACATTGGAAAGAATTTAGTTGAAAGTGAATATGAATTTTACAGAAGAATACTTGTAAATCTGGCTCAATTATTCAAATCAAAGGGAACAAGAATGGCGATTGAATTTTTCTTAAAATTCATCGGCGCACCCGAACCAATGATAAGATTTGACGAATACATTTATAGGATAGACGGGCCGCTTCCAAAATCAACATTTGAGGATGATATTAGGGCCGCAATTCAAGGAAACTATGTATCATATAGTGCATTATACACAGGAGCAACGCCTACTGGAAATGTAATTTATGCTCCATTACAAGTTTCTCCACCATTACCACTAGTTGCCCCAAAATATGTTCTTACAGGAACAACAGGGTCAACAACATTAACAAGGGATGAGTATCCAGTTGACCCAAATACTGGATTACCAAGAGGAATGCAGTCATCAGATGGATCTGTATTTTTTGAATTAGGTGCAGGGTGGTATAGAAAAACCATAGACCATAGGTCACACGATATTTTAGATACCGATAATTCAATTCTTACAGGTAGAACAAAAACTATTAAAACGATGTCTAAACCATTCACATATGGTGAAGATTATTTTGATTATTACCGAAAACTACCCGGATTAGATTATGGTTATGATTTAACTGCCGAGATTGATAATTCGAAGACAGAAATAATCAATACTGAAGCAGAATCACGATACATCTTAAACAGAAAAAATATTAATGTATTTTTATCTTCGGATAGGGTGGTTGATTTTGACATTTATACAAAAAGTAGAAATCTTTTATTAACATTTGGAACTATGACCCCGCCAACGGGAATGACATTTGCAGAATTTTTATCCGATTCGATAAGTGATGTCATTAAAAATAGTAACACGATAAAATATAAGAGATACTATCAATTTTTGGATGAGATATATAACGATTATAAGAATAGTAGTGGATTTACACCATATAACTATATCAAAGTAAACGAATTTATTGAAAGAATGAGTCCATATTGGACTGAAATCATCGACCAATTTGTACCAGCAACAACACTTTGGTTAGGTGGTAATTTAATTGAAAACGGAACATATAATAGGTCTAAATTCTGGTATCGAAAACCTTGTACTCCAATTGAACTTTCAGAAACACTATATCCCGATTTTAATGCGGTTATAGAAGAAGATTTGGAAACAATATTAGGTGGTGGAACAACCAAAGGAATAGATACAGCCGAAGCCAATTTAAGGGGTTTATTTACCTTTAGTGGTTTAACCTATGTATTATATATCGATGTAAATGGACATATTTTTAGTGGTACAACAGACCCTATCACAACCGATTTGTTTACTGGGTTTACTCCAACAGCAGATTGTACATCATTAACAAGTTCAACCGAATCAATACCATTGATTTGTGATTATAAAGATTTAATTGAACCAAATATTCCGGGGATAAAAACAATGTGGATAGCTGGAATACAAGATTTAGTAAATGAAATAAATCTTCAATCAAATGAAACGGGAGTATCAGTACAAGTGATATTCTTTACCGATGAAAATGGTATTGAGAAAGTCAAATTCATTTTGATGAATGAAGAATGTAAAGAGGGTGAAAATGTTGATTTCTATTTTGAACCTGTTTATAATGTTCCGAAAAGAACTTGTGATTTAAGAGTTGAAATAAGAACGCCAAATGTAAAATACACAGGAGATATTGATGCTTGTAAACTAAAAAGTGATGTTTTTATTACTGTTGTTGATGAAAACTATGATGGGCGTGGTGGGTTTGTTACAGGTATTGAAGATGGTAATCCTTTAAACTTACCTGTTAATATCTATGTGACTAGTGGAACAACTTGTTCAGGTGCAACATTATGCGCTGATTGTGGAACAGGATATACACCATATGATGAAAATACTTGTTATAAAATTAATATAACAGGGGCAACGGCGCCTGTATCACCTATTAACTTAACGGGTACAACATATCAATATTGGAGTCAATTCGGAACAAGAATATTTGACAAAATATATGTTGATGGCGGATACTTTGGGACGCCACCAATACAAATTCTATCAACGCCTTACTTGTGGCAATGCACGACAATTGCCCCATACCTAGATAATGGCCCGCTAAATAGATGTGGGGTTTGGACGGCTGGTAGTAATTTACCGTATAACACTTGGATTGGATTTGGTAAATGTTTAACAGGAATTACAGAAACAAAAACATATTATATTGGTCTTGGTGCTGATAATCATTTTAGATTGGTATTGGATGGTACTGAAATTCTTAACACAAAAGTTGCATCACATTCGGAAAATATAGACCGACATTTTAAATATTGGAACATGTACCCACTTGAAATTGGGGCTGGCGACCATGTTATTGAAGTTTATGGATTAAATGAAGTCTCAGCGGCGGGATTTGGTTGTGAAATATATAATGCAACACTTGCCGAATTAACGGGAGCAACAACATATAATGATATTGCAAGTAAAGTAATATTCACAACAAGTGGTCAGACACAAGCAACGATTGTACAAGATTTAAATGGAACATACATAAGTTCTGGTTATACTTGTCCAACTGGATATGTATATTCAGAATGTAGTGGAAATTGCGTTGAATATGTGTTCTGTGAAACAACAGCAGTAACAGGTGAAACAGCGGGTATTTGTACAAACTGTGGTTTTGCTGAATTAGATATAACACCAATAGAAGCAACAGCGTCTGGTTGTACATATTTGATTTCAGGAATGACAGAAACCGACATATATGACATTATTATTTCGGATGCGGCAAACTGTGAGCAAAAATTTAGAATAGAAGGATTAGAACCAAAAATTGAAAATATTAATGGGGTTAGTGGATATACGATATATCCAAAAGTTCAATATAAAACGACACACAATTTCGGAATAAAACAAGGGACAGTGGTTTATAAAGAAGTAAATTATGTTCCATTGATTGTATGGGAAGATTTAGATAATGCACTAACTAACGGTGATTATGTTGATGTTGCAATTGAAGATGTTAAAGTTGGTGATATTTTATTGTCAATTACCCCAAAAAGTTTGTCACAAATTTCAATATCACAATTACAATATGCGTTTCAAAATAACGATAGTTTTGATTTTACATTTGATTACAACCGAATAACAGTAACTAATGTTGAATGTTTAAGCTCGATAAAAAGAAGTATTGTTAATGATGAATTTGTAATTTTACCAACAACAAAATTGTATGTATATTCAAGTATGAATGAGAACTTGGATAAAGTTCCCCGTCATTTCACATACAAATATCCAGAGGATTTATTTATCAAATCAGCAAATCAACCTGATCCTTGTTGTGGGTATCCATTAGGATATTATGAAGAAAGTGATTATTTAGTTGACCAATATGGTTTCCTTATTGAAGTAACTAGTGTAAATTTAAATTATTGTGATGGTGGTATCTATTATCAAATTGATTTTGTAGAGACGCCAACACCCGGGCCATTATTTTCCATACCTCCAACACCAATAGCGTCAACGAGGGTGGTATTGTTTAATGGTTCATTAACAGGTACTACAAGAATAATTGTGGGATACAAGTATCAACATTTTGAATGTTTGGATATGAAAACACAACAATATTTCATTAATAGTATTTGTACAGATGTGCCAACAGTTGAGGAATTGGAAAGAACACCTTGCGATAATCCTGATTGTTCACAAACAGATTGTTATTTTGATGCAGAGTTTAATAATTACACTACTATGGAATGTTTATCAGATATACAAATAATTGCAATTTATGATACCGCTGAGGTTGATTCGATTGGTGGACATAAATGTGATACTGCTAAATTCATAGTAACCGCAAACGACATCACAATTGGAACAATTAATTTGAATAATACGGGTGTTGATGATTACTTTAATTATCCTCCGGGCGAAGATGCTGATACATATTATCCAGAACCTAACTACAATAGATATTCTGTAATTACAATGTCATCAGACCAAGCAAAAACAATATCAGACGCAGCGTTAGATGGAATAGTTGAACTCCAATTAAATTGTGCATACGCAGAAGGATGTCACGAAACGATAACTCATATTCAAATTGTAAGAAATAATGAGGTTATATATGATGGATATCCAGTTGGTGGAATATTAAGAATGAATCCTTGTTCGGGACAAATATTTGAATAAATTAAAATTATATAAAGAAACATGTCACAATATTATTATGTAAAAATAACATCAGGAACAGCCCCCGGCCCATATAGTGTTTACTATGATTTAGTAGATACTTCTCATTATGCAACTCGTGTATCAACATCATTACCAGCCACGGGTGTTACATATGCCGATTTAACAACCGGGGATGGGGTACTAGTAAGTATTCCAGATAGTGCGTTGATTGTTATTTTACATAACGAAACTTGTGATGATAATGACTCATCAAATCCACCCGTTCCTTGTGAAAATTGCGACCCAAATTATGAATGGTTGCCATATAATCAATACGAGTGTTATAGAGTTGTTTTAACTGGTGCAACCGCGCCAGCATCCCCACTTAATTTAACGGGAACAACAGGATATACAAGATATAGCGATCTTGGAACGCGCATTTTTAGTACATTTAATGTTGATGGTACGGGTACAGTATCTAATACCTTAACAACAAATGATGTATGGAGAAATGTTGGTAGTCCGTATCAATTAGTAAGTGGCCCATTAAATAGAAGTGGGTTATGGACAACATTACCTAATGTTGGAGCAGATATGCAACCAACAGAAGAGTGGGTTGGATTTAGTGTATGTTTAACAGGGATAACGACAGGTAAAACCTATTATGTGGGGATTGCCGCTGACAATGATTATAGATTGGTACTTGATGGTGTTCAGATACTTAATACCAGAACAAGGCCATTAGATAGTAATAATCATAGATATTGGAACATTTATCCCATCTACATAAGTGGTGGTGAACATATTTTAGAGTTATTCGGTTTAAATCGATATCATATAGCAGCGTTCGGTTGCGAAATCTATGGTAATACATTATTAGAATTAATTTCCGCAACATCTTATAGTCAGTTAGATGTTATATTCACATCAAACGGGCAAACAGAGGCGCCTATTATTCAAACAACAGGTGGAACATATTTGTCATCGGGATATACCTGCCCAGATGGTTATGTATATTCAGAATGTAGTGGATCCTGCGTTGAATACATTTTTTGTACAGAATTTGAAATATCACCAACACCGACCCAAACGGTTACACCAACACCCACTCATACACCTACGCCAACACAAACGCCTACACAAACACCGACGCAAACTAATACGCCGACTCCGAGTGAAACGCCAACAAACACCCCAACGGTAAGTGAGACACCTACAAATACGCCTACACCAACCAATACATCAACAAACACACCTACTCCGAGTCATACTCCGACAAACACGCCGGTTCCGTCATCGACGCCGACACAAACCCCAACACCAACGGTAACACCGTCAAATAGTCAAACGCCGAGCGAAACACCAACACAAACCCCAACGCCAACAAACACGCCGACACAAACAGCGACTCCAACTCAAACGCCTACTAATACACCGACTCCAAGTCAGACGGCTACTAACACGCCTACACCAACAAAAACGCCTACGAATACTCCAACAAACACTCGCACACCGTCGCCAACACCGACACAAACTCGTACGCCAACTCAAACACCGACAATTAGTTTGACACCATCACTTACACCAACTAATACGCCAACAATTAGTCAAACTCCGACTAATACACCTACAATAAGTGAAACGCCAACTAATACACCTACGCCAACACAGACACCAACTATAAGCGAAACACCAACGCAAACACCAACTGAAACACCTACCAATACGCCAACTCCAACGATAAGCGAAACACCAACACAAACGCCAACTGAAACCCCTACAAATACACCTACTCCAAGTGTAACGCCAAGCGAAACGCCAACGCAAACACCCACACCAACCAATACACCTACTGTAAGTGAAACACCAACACAAACGCCAACTAATACACCTACTCCGACACAAACACCAACATCAACGGAAACACCGTTATTGTGTATGGGATTATTATATAACTGGTACGCCGCAACCCAAACAGGAACAACATCAATTGCAAATACTGGTTGGCATTTAGCAACTAAAGCAGAATGGTTAGCATTAGAAACTTATCTTGGTGGTGCATCCGTTGCGGGTGGTAAGTTAAAAGAAACAGGATATACATATTGGAATGCTCCAAATACAGGTGCGTCAAATTTAATTGGATATGCCGCTCGTGGCGCTGGTACAAGAAGAGCGGATGGTACATTCCAAAATATAAAACAGGATCTTAAATTATGGATTGATGACCCAAATGTAATCATATCGGTCAATGGATCAGAACAACAAATTGATTATCATACCGAGGCAACCGCTCTTGCATATGCAACAAAATGGTTCGGTCAGTCCGTTAGATTAGTAAAAGACACTCCAAGTGTTAGTCCTAGTGGATATACGGGTAACGATGGTCGTACTTATGCAACAATTGTTGTAGGATCGGTTGAAATGATGGCAGAGAATCTTGCCGAAACATTATACAGAGATTTAACACCAATACCAGAAGTTACAAGTAATAGTGCTTGGACAGGGTTAACAACCGGCGCTTTATGTGCATATGAAAATGATTGGTCATCTAATTGTCCAACACCAACACCATTGCCAGGATTAACGCCAACCCCTACGCCAACTATAAGTGATACACCAACACAAACACCTACGCCAACGAACACGCCAACGCCAAGTATAACTCCAAGCTCAACAACACCAGTAATTGGGTCATATGGTGTATTATTTAATGTGGCAGTTCCAAGCGCAGAAGCGTATTATTATGACCCTGTAACAACAAATTCGCAATTATTAACAATTCCAAATAACATAAGTAGTCCTGATATTGCACATACGGAAAACAAACTTTGGTTATATGATGAAAATGTAATGATAGAATGGGACATCACTTTAGTTCCATTTACAGCAACATTTAATAAAAAAATATCTGTACCTGTTACATTATCAGCAGGGCTAACTGCAATAAATGATACAACAGTTGTTGGTGCGTATGAAACATTTGGAACAACAACGATTATTGAAATTGATGTTAGAAATATGCTAGCAACATATATCAATAAATTTTATATAATCGGTAGAACAATTGTTGGTGATATGGTGTTAACAACAACGGGTAAATTAATTGTTTCTTTATACGATGGCTCATCATATTATTTAACACAATATGATTATGATACAGGAGATTTGGAAGTTGATATTCCATTAACACAAAATAATGTATACGGAATATATGAGTATAACAACGAAATATATTTTGTTAATCAAAATTCAATAACCGAAAGCGAAATATTCCACATTGATAAAACATATCCATATGCAATAACATCAGTAGATGTATTACCATATATGGTTATGGGCGCGTCACAAATACCAAGTCAATCAACATCACATTTCGGTTTTTCGGTTACACCAACACCCACTCCAACAAATACAGTTACTCCAAGTAATACTCCAACGAACACACCTACAATAAGTGAAACACCTACTAATACACCCACGCCAACTCAAACACCTACAATAAGTGAAACACCTACTAATACACCTACTCCAACTATAAGTGAAACACCCACAAACACACCTACGATAAGCGAGACGCCGACAAATACTCCAACCCCAACTAATACGCCAACACCGGGATTAGCACCGAGTTCAACGCCTACGCCAACTCCAACCAATACACCTACGATAAGTGAGACGCCGACAAATACACCGACGCCAACGAATACCCCTACAATAAGTGAAACACCGACAAACACGCCTACACCAACTCAAACACCAACGATAAGCGAAACGCCAACTAACACACCTACGCCAACTCAAACGCCAACAATAAGTGAAACACCTACTAATACACCGACTCCAACTATAAGTGAAACACCAACACAAACACCTACGCCAACTAATTTACCGAGCGGAACATATGCGTATATAGTATCAAAAACAATATCTGTGTCAGCATCTGCCGCCTGTAGTCAAACAATGGATACTGTACCATTATATTTGTGGTCAAATTATCCAATGGCAACATTAGCAACACATAATTTATATACAAACATTAAATTAACCAACATTTATCAACCAGAAAGCAGTGGATATCACAAAATAATACAAAATGGGACTGTTGATTATTACTCAGCAGGTATTGCTATTAATGGTACTGTTAATCCAGTTGCTATATGTCATTAATAAACGGTTTATAATTTGAAAAAAAATTGTTATAATATTTATAATTTACAATGACTAACATACAACCGCCACCAGTAGCGAAAACAGGAGTAGTATTAAGATTATATGGAATCGTATCCCCACATAATTTTAGGGTTTCAATCAAACAGGGTGAAACTGCATATCCATTGGCTAGTGGTTATGTAAACTATAATGGAATATATTCTGGTGGGACAACACAAATTGAAATAACGGGAAGAACATTTAATTTTAATACGCAGTATTGGGTTAAATTAACGGATGTTGTTACAGGTCGATATATTATTGAAAATGTATACATTAATGATAAAATTGCGTGGGCAGATTGTAATTGTACCGCTCCGTTGATATTATCGGTTGAATGTTATACAGACGAGTTGGATTGCGGCTTATCGTTGTCTGCAGTATTTGTAAGTGGGCCGCCAGTTACGCCAAGCCCAACGCCAACACATACGCCAACGCCAACACCAACACGAGGGGCAAGTCCAAATCCTACTCCCACCCCAACACCAACACCGATTTATTATGATTTAACATATGAATGGGAAAAGATATGTCCGGGTAATAACCTTTGTTCTCGAACATATGGTAATATTAAAGTAAATGGGGTAACAATTTATTCTTGGACAATATCGGCACCTAATGGTCGGGAAACAGATACCTTATCATTCCCATCAGGGTCAACTATAACTGTTACAGCAGGAACATATGAGCCAGCTGGTTCTGGATGCGTTGATTATGGTTGTAGTTGTAGCGTTAATATAGAAGATGAAAATTATAGTGATGTGGCAATATCACCGCCAGATTTTGATACAATAACATATACATATACATTAACACAAGATACAGTAATTCAAATAATGTCGGATTGTTCGTCAATTGCATAATATAAATAAGATATGGGATATATTTCAGTAACAATAACATTAACAGTAGTTGGAACAGACCTCGGCCCGTTTAATTTATATACGGATGCCGATAATTTTGTTACACCAATTGTACAAGGATTGAGCGTGGCACAATTAACAGCTGGATATACCTGTACTGTTGTTCCTGATACGGCGACAATCATAAGGGTGAAATCTATGGGCATTTGTGATAATTATATTGATTTACCTATAAGTGGATTACCACAACCAACACCTACGCCAACGCCAACACAAACATCTGCACCAATACCATTAGCACCATCACCAAGTGCAACGCCAACGCCGACACCAACGAAAGCACCGGGGGTTTATACGGTTTATTTTGACCCAATAATAGTTGAACAAGGATATTATCCGGATTCATCACAACATTATAAGTTAAAGATTAAATCATATGTATATACATCGCCAGCATTACCAGCTGGACATAGTTTCAAGATTCATTTCCAGAATAACGCAAATGTAAGTGCAAGTGAAGCACTGGCACATCCAATATCAGCAACGGCAGAAAGAAAAGTTGAAGGAAATTCAAATAGTTTTGATAAGGCATATGCCTCATTAGGTTGGGGTGATACTGGAGCAGATAGTGATGTAAAAACAGGATATATTGTAATTACCGACTCAACTTCAGGTAACGGGTCAGGAAATAGAATATATTTCAACATTGAATCAATTGGACACTTAACAAATGATCCTGAACAATATGGTATATTTAGTGGTGTACAAATAACTAGTGTAGAAGAAGTAACGGGTGGAGGTACTTATATACTTGATTCAAATGATTATTTAATCGAGTCTTATGTTCCTTAATAAATAAAATAGAATATGGTAGTATTATTAACAATAACAGCAGGATTAGACACGGGGCCATTTGATATATACTCAAATGCAACGGGCACATTTGTAATAGTTGAAACAGGAATATCTAAAGCGCAATTGGTTGCTGGATATACTTGTTCAATTATGCCTGATGGTACAACTGTAGTACGAGTTAAATCAGTTGGTACTTGTACTAATTTTGTTGATGCTACAATTACATACCCAACTCCGACACCAACACCATCACAAACGCCTAATTCAACGCCATCACCAACGCCAACCAGAACGCCAACGCCAACGCCTAATCCATCATCACATATGCATCTTGGAACGGCTAATAATTATCCAACAGTGTTACAGGCTTGTGGTCAAGCATCAAGTAGACCATATTATTCGATAACGCCGGCATTTTATAATGGAATCAGAGTATATGACGATGTTGGTTGTACCATACCATTTGTGGGTGCAGGGTTAGGTCATTATTATTTTATTCAAGTACAAGAAAGTGGAAGCACATATAGAGCATATGAAATCGGCGCGACAGGATATATATTAACAACGACAGATTGTCCATAAAAATAAAAAAAAAACAGAAATAAACAATGGCAGTAATAGTAATGACATGGACACCAACAATAACATCTACGGTTTCGTATGAGGTTAGATACGCTGTTGCATCACCAAATCCATTCTATACATATTTTTCAACAACATTAACATCAATAACCATTCCCGGGTTAGTGAATGGTGAGACATATGTGGTTGGAGTAAGAAGTATATGTGATGGTGGATTATATAGTGAATGGTCGCAACAAATAGTGGTGGTTTGTGACGGAGTTGGCCCATATCATATGGAAGGTACTGCAATATACAATAATCAAAATATTGTTGTTTATGGACAATTATATAACTGGTATGCTGGTAATGATGTAAGAATTGCTCAAGCTGGATGGCATATGCCAACAAACGCCGAATGGAACGCATTAGCAGTTTCGTTAGGTGGGACGGTTCATAACTATCCGACAGCAAATCCGCCGACAGAAAAAGTACAAGGCCCCGCAGCTGTTGCAATGAAGGGAACAACATTATGGTCGCCGCCGGGTGGGGCTTGTGCTGGAACAAACTCATCTGGTATGAATATACCTCCAAGTGGTGTTATTACATCGGCAGGGGTGGCTAATCAAAGATTTACTTATGGTAATTTCTGGTGTGCTGACCAACAAACAGCAACATTAGGTAGATATAAGAATTTTGGCGCAACTAGTTGTGAAATATATAGGTCATTGGTAAATTATGATAAACATTATGGATTTTGCATACGATTAGTTAAAGATAGTGCTGTCGGATGGGTTAATGGAACAAAATATACGGATTATGACGGGAATGAATATACTGCAAAATTAATGCCAGACGGTAAAGTTTGGATGACAGAAAATTTAAGAGTATCGAGATTCAATGATGGTGCAGTAATTCCGGTTGATCCGCCAGATTGGTCAACAACAATATATGGGGCAATGCACACATATAACGGATAATAAAAAAGTAAAAGGACTATTTATAGAATATGGCATTTTTTAACAACACAGAATCAGAAAATTTATCCGCAAGGATTACCAACAAAGGAAGACAAAAAATTGCGGAAGGTAACTTCAATATTGTTTATTTTCAAATTGGAGATTCCGAGTTTGATTATACCTTTCCACAATTAAATGGAACAGATAGGGTTGGAAATCCACCGCAAAAAGTATTTTATCCATTGGATAGGGACGCTATTGTTAAATATCCATATAAATTGTCCGAATCAGAAATTACAGGAACAACATTTGGAAACCCAATTCAATCTGCCGAAACAACCATATTGACAAACAATATGGGGGCGGCAGGATTTGTAAGCGAATATTCATCAACCGGGGCAACTGTAGGTTGTGATTATGTAGAAATAGATATTACCAAAATAAGTGGGACGACTACTTTGATTCTTCCAACGGGGGTCACATTCTATGGATGTGAATACATTACAATTGCATACCATCAATTAACAGGTACAGACCCAGACAATCCGATTATTTCAACATCAGCAAACAGTTTAGTATATAGGGTTGTAACAGGGGTTACGGGTGCCAGTTTTAACACGCTAACATTGGATAGGAAAATGCCGGATTTATCCGGATTTTCGGGATATGCAACTGTTATGTGTAATAAATGTAACCCATTTTTTAGAGGAACAAATGTCCCTACGCCTGATTGTGTAATAGTAACACAAGACCCTGAAGATAGACAGGATCCGTGGACAATGAATATTGTATGGGGTAAAAAACCTGCGGGTATGGATGTTCCATATGTTATAGATGAAGAATTATCAGGATATACAAGTAATGTTTTTGTTTCAACTAAAGAATATTTCGGGTACAACTCAATATTAGGTCAACTTACAAATACGGGGACGACAATTGTTAATTCATTAGGGGATGTAATTGTAGTTCCGCCAGATGAACAACACTCATTAGCAATTGTTCATTATGCTGAAGTAAATAATTCATTAGAACCCGAGAAGTTTTTCAAATATGAAGATTATATTGCACATACAGATAGTGATGACATAACATATTTCGAAGTTTACATACCATATATCCTTTATCATAGAAATACAGGGACAACCATCGGTGCAAGATTCTTTATGGATACCGTTGATTATTATGTTAATTCCGCGGCACAAGATACCAAATTGGATAAAATAAAATACCGTTACTTAAAAGATGAAAATGGGTTTAATGTGGGAAAAGTTTTTGTTAACCATAAAACCATTATATTTGACGACCAAGAAATTGTTGCGGCGTTAGATTATAAATCAAACAGAAAATATACATTACCTATTCCAAGAGTATCACAGATACCTACCGACTTAAAATGTTCAACAAATACTGTCGGTTCAGCGACGCCATTAATGGCAGGAAATACAGGTGAAACTATGTTTATTAGTTATCTATTTGTGATGACGGGGAACACAGGAATGACAGGAATGCATTGTAATTATTATTCGAAAGTTACGGGTACATCTTTGAACGCAGATGTCGCTATTAATTTCTCGACAACCGATTTTGTTTTTATGACCAATAATCTTTCAACATATAAAACAAAATACATAGCAAATAAATTCTTTGTTTTGGCTCAAATGGTAAATACGGGCGAACAACCATTACCTGATGGTTGGAAAATAATTGATTTTACCGCAGAAATACCTAATCATACTGTTGGTACATACATTAATCCTGTTAATATGCGTGGGGCAAGATTTATTCTTACATATGATGATTATGACAACGCAAGTAAGTATGATATTGAAGATTATTTAGGATTATTCCCAGATGAACCATCAACCGCGCCAGAATTCGGTGATACACAACCATTCCCGGGTAGTATAAAGTTTGTTAGAGCAACCGATATACATACAATGAGATTTTTGATTAATTTACCATCAAGTCAATTTATAACAACACAAAATCCTACATATGTTGCAGGAACATCAAAATGGATAACAGAAGTGGCGTTATTAAATGAAAATAAAGATGTTATGGTAATAGCAAAAACATCAAAACCGGTAAAAAGAACTGGAACGCAAGTTATTGGTGTAAAAATCGACCTGTAACTATTTACAAAACAGGAAAATTTACTTATCAATTAATTTATGGAAAATAATTTAAAAAATTCCCCAAAGATATTGGGGCTGGATATATCAACTAAAACTATTGGATGGTCGTTGTTTGATATTAATGGTTCTAAATTATTAGAACTAACTCACTTTTCACCAAAGATAAAACCTGAACCCGAAAATAAGATTGAGGTTTTGATAAAAAAAGCCGATGCGTTCGAAAAACACCTTTTGAAATATAAAGATGTAGGAATAACCAAAGTTATTATAGAAGAGCCACTACTTAACTCGAACAACATTTATACTGTTCAGACGCTTCTTCGATATAACACGATGATTATGAAATTGTGTTATGATATTTTGGGGGTTGTTCCAAATTTCATTTCAACATACAATGCCAGAAGGTATGCTTTTCCTGATTTAGTTGGCGACAATGGTAAAGGAAAGAAAGTATTATTTGGCGGATATCCAAAAGAAATTGACAAGAAACATATTATATGGGAACATGTCAATGCGGTTTGCCCTAAAGTTGACTGGTTATATGACAAGAAGGGTAAACTAAGAAAAGAATGTTATGATATGGCAGATAGTGTTACCTGTGTTATCGGGTACATCAATATGATTAAACAAGAAAAATAAATAATTTCGAGTATTTATTATTGATGAAAATAATAATTACTGAAGGTCAATTGGGACAACTTATAGTTGAATTACATAGCGATGCTGTATTATTACGAAAAATGGCTCGTAAGTCTAAATTTAATACAGGTAAATATGATGGGGTAACAGTTCAAGAACTTATAAACGCAAATAAACAACCATATTTGCGATGGGTTTATTATAATATGTCTATGATAACATTTATGGACGATATATTAGATGAACTTAATATTTGGCCAGATGAAAGAATAGAAAAACCAGGAAAAAACCCGGAGTTAGGTGAAGAAATTAGTGCAAGAGTAGCATCGAAATTACCACCACACAAAAAACGACGCAGGAAATCAATTGAGGATAAATATAAAAATTTACAACTACTAAAAACATACGGAGAACCATTTAGTTTAGAAAAACTAGCATTACAGAATCAGGGGCACTCCATTAGTCTATATCCAAAAAAGAAATACTAAAATTTTGTATTAACATTTTTTTTCGTTATACTTAACGACATGGTAGACGAACACGAAGTTATTTACGATTATGCATCGATTGTGCGTATTCTAAATGAAATTTTAGGGAAACCTAGAAATCATAATGAATACAGCGGTCAGGTTTCATATGATTGCCCCGTTTGTTCTTACGAAATCAAAGGGTTAGACCATCCTGACGGGAAAGGAAACCTTGAAATTAACTATAAATTAGAAGTTTTTAAGTGTTGGGCTTGTGGCGAATCACACGGTACACGAGGAGGATTGCGTTATTTCATAAAGAAACACGGAACAAAGAAACACCTTAAAAAATATGACCTTTTACGGCCTGAAGACTCGTCAATTACCAAGAAAAGGTATAACCCTGTCAGATTACCAAAAGAATTTATCTTATTTTACACCGCTAGCCCGGGGTTAAAAATGACCCATTATTATAAGCGAGCAATGTCATATCTGAAAAGTAGGAATGTTACCGATGAACTAATCAAGAAATATAATATGGGGTTCTGTTATTCTGGCGAATACGCGGATAGAATTATTATACCATCTTATGACGAAGAATTTAATTTAAATTATTTTATCGCAAGATCATACGATACAAGAACAAAACTAAAATATAAAAATCCGGAAGCGGAGAAAGAAGCCATTATATGGAATGAACATTTAATTGATTGGGACGACACGATATATCTGGTTGAAGGCCCATTTGATTCTATTTTTGTTCCAAATTCAATTCCAATGTTAGGAAAGGTATTAAGTGAGAAATTATTTTCACAAATATACGAGAAAGCAAAGAAAATTGTTATAATTTTGGACGGCGATGCTTGGGATGACGCTGAGAAACTATACCACAAACTTAATGGTGGTAGACTATTCGGAAAGATTTGGATAGTCAAATTACCCGTAGATAAAGATATCGCGGATTTACAAGGAAACTTGGATAATTTTGAAATAAAACAACTTGACTAATGGATTTAAAACAAATTGCAAAAGAAATAAATGAAGCTCTTGAGAATCGAAGAAAGGAACTGGCGTTAACATTCGTAGAATCGAAGCATACATACTTTATGAGGGATGAGACTGGAAAAATAAGAGCAAATTTTCCATCTGTTTCCAAATTAGTAAAAAATTTCCACCCATATTTTGATGCCGATAAGAAGGCATTGGAAATGTGTAATGGTGATGTTAATAAAGCAAAGAAATTATTGGCAGAATGGAAACTATCAGGTGAAATTTCAACAAATCTTGGTAGTCGCTCCCACTTTCTGTTGGAACAGGATTTAGTGGGTAGATATGACAATTATAAAGAAGTCAGACAACCTATTTTCAAATGTGATGCCGACCAAATAAGAAAAAGTGACCAAATGGTAATTGCTGGAAAGCAATATTTGGATTTGATGCACGAAAGGGGCGCGGTTTTAATTGATACAGAAGCCATTTTAGGGGATCCTGAATTGGGATATACAGGACAACCCGATAAGACTTGGTTAATGGAAAATAGAACCAAAACTGGGTTAGGTATCGTAATTACAGACTGGAAAACTAATCAACCTAAAAACTTTGAATCACAATATTATACGAAGAAACTATTCCCGCCATTCGAAAAACACGATGATACGGCACTTGGACATTATTTTATTCAAATCCCATTATATGGGAGACTAATCATCAAAATGTTACAGGGTACAAAATTTTCGGATGTAAAAATGTTGGGCGGGGTTATTGTTTTATTGAAAGAAGATGCTACCTTTGTGGAATATAAAGTTCCTTCGGACATAACTAACACAATTTTAACAATGGATTTAACCAAATATACAAAAAAATGATTAAAAAAATAATACACATTTCTGATATTCACATCAGGACATTACAATTGCACGATTTATATCGGGTTCAGTTACAGAAATTTATAGATGATGTAAAGGAAAAAACCGATGAATACGACCACGATGAAATAAGGATTGTTATAACGGGCGATATATTCGACCAGAAAATTAACATTTCCAACGAGCAGACTATTTTAACATCTTGGTTCTTCAGGGAATTGGCGGATATTGGAATAGTAATTATTATTCCCGGTAATCACGATTTTCTTGAAAACAATCAGGAAAGGGTTGATAGTATAACGCCAATTGTGGATTTATTAAGAAATGATGATATCAGGTATTATAAAAATTCGGGGGTGTATGAAGACGGAAATGTAAATTGGGTAGTCTACTCATTATATCAAAGCAATCAAAGACCCGAGTTTAAAAGAGGGAATGGTTTGTATGTTGGGTTATTCCACGGGCAGGTACAGGGAATGGCAACCGATTTGGGATATAAGTTCGAGGATGGATATGATAAGTTGAATTTTTTGGATTTAGATTTGTTACTTTGTGGTGATATTCACAAAAGACAGGCGTTTGAATTACCAAATAAAAAGAAGGGGTATATGATTGGCTCATATATCCAACAGGAATACGGGGAAACAATAAATCATCACGGATATGGAATATATGATGTTGATGATGACGAATATATGTTTGTTGACATTAAAAGTGAACAACCGTTTATGCATTTCGAAATTAACGACATAAAAGACATTGAAAATGAAGCAGAAACCCTCGTTAATCTTGGATGATGACTTTCTTCAATATTGCCGATTAAATAATGTTGAAGATATAGAAAAACTGGCAAAAGAAACATTTAAGAAAGGGTTTGATATCCTAAAATACGGAATTGTACCCGCGAAAGTTACTATGGTTGCAAATGAAATATTACCAGTTATACCCACAAGTCCGCCAAATGGGCTTGAAACGCTCGGGTATAAACCCCAAAAAGAAGATGTTACGGATACGCAGACGGAGAATAAGGTAGTTACACCAACTAAGTCCAAAAGTGTTCAGGAAACAAAAAAAAGGGACTTATATGATGAATAATTGAAATAAGTGACTTTTTATTTTTTTTGTCAATAAAAATGCGTACCTTTACCACAAAAATCAATATAATATGATGGAAACAATTTTCTTATGGGCTTTTATTGGATATGGAATAACATCCATAATTGTATGGGGAGCCATTTTTGAAAAACCGCGAAATTGGATTATTAATCACTCGAACTTTTTTGGAGAACTGATAACCTGTGTTCTGTGTACCGGAACATGGGTTGGGTTTTTTATGTCAATTTGTTTGGGTGGGTTAGCCAACAAATTTTTTCCGATTGGATGGTTGCCTTCCATATTTTTCGATGGTGTATTCACCGCTGGAATAGTATGGGCAATAAACTCTGTACTCGAGTTCTTCGAGGAGAGTAGAATTAATATGAATATTAATGGGACACCGAAAAACGAAAAACATTGATTATGACGATAAACCATCAAGGACATTTATAAAAAACATTTTCGAACACAAGTTCGGAATAAAATTGAAGGACGGAAAGCACAAGAAAATCGATTTAGTTGGAATTGAAGACGATTTACTTGGTGTTGAAGTGGAACACGGGCATTGGGAAGGCGATTTATGGACAAATGACCAATATTCGTGGCTCGCGAAACTAGATTTTAGAACTGTTAACATACCAATAAGAAAGGCACCCTATTGGGAAGATTATGTTGACGGTAAACCAAATTTAAGTGCCAAGTATAACATATTTGTTAGGACAAATATGGACTTTACGCAGTTTATAATCATCAGACCTGAAACGATTAGAGACCCGAAAAAAGTTCATAAGACACGATTCCTAGCAAATAATAACGATGTTGAAGAGGATTGGTTAAGTTTCAAAAAAATAGATGTGGAAACATATAATTTACAACCAAACGGAGAATTTATACTAGAAAACATATAATATGACAGGGCCATTTATAAAAGTTGAGTGGAAAGATACGCCAGAAAATATAACCCAAGAAAGGATAAAAAGGGTTAAAACATATTTTCAGAACAAGTATAACACTAAAAATGTAAAAATAAAAACAGTATACATTTCCAATGATTCAACTACCAAATTGAAATCATTGGAAGCGAGTGATAGTATATTAGACCACCAGTATCAGAAAAAACTGGTTAAAGAATTTATGGATGAAAACGGGATAACCGTTAAATGGGACTTAATTAACAGGCTTGATGATAAGGTAAATGCCGAGATAAATAAAGCGGCCCAAAATGCCATCAGGTATAATAAATGGTATATCAAAAGGATTGAATTTTCAAATTTTTTATCATTTGGGGAAGATAATTTCATCGATTTCACAAAATTGGATGGAATAACTGTTGTTGAATCTAATCCAAAGAACTTTGGCGGTAAAACCATTGCCACCATTGATTTATTGATGTTCTTATTTTTCAATACAACGACCAAATCAAAGGTCAATGCTGATATTTTTAACCAATTTACCGATGTTAACGAAGTAAAGGTAAAAGGTTATGTAAACATTGATGGGGATGATTACATAATATCGAGATTAATTACCAGAAAAAAATCAAAATCAGGTGATTATACGGTTAAAAATGACTTGGAGTTCTATAAGAGGGATGAAAGTGGTGAAATGATAAATTTGTCGGGTGAACAAAGAAGAGAGACAGAAACAATTATCACATCTGCGATTGGCACGCAGGAAGACTTTTTATCAACAATTTTAACCACAGGAAATAACCTTGAAGAATTAATCGAGTCGAAACCAACGGCTCGTGGTCAAATCTTAACCCGGTTTTTGGGGTTGGAAGCCCTTAAACAAAAGGAAGAGATTTGTAAAACAATGTACAGTGAATGGTCTAAAAAATTGATTTCGAATACATACAATGTGGCACAGCTCGAAATTGATAACGAGACCTATCAAGGTAGTATTAATACATCGAATGAAGAGATTGGCAAGCTTGAAATTCAATTAACAACCCTTGATAAACAATTAAAAACACTTGAAGGTAAACGAGATAAGTTACTTTCGTCTATGAATAACGATATAGATGAAGAACTTATTAAAACAAATCCTGATGTAGTGAAAAAAGATGTGATAACTTTAACGGCAAAAAGAGACGAAATCAAAGTATCCCGGGATGCGGTTGAAGTTAAAGAACCATCTGAATATTATTTGGAGGAAGACCACGAAAAACTAAAGAAACAAATTGCTGATTTACAATTAGAAAAGGGGTTAAATACAGATGCCATTCTAAGAAATAAAAGATTAATCGAGCAGTTTGAAAAAGGAACGATTTGCCCGACTTGTAAAAGACCGTTGGATGAAGCGGATCATACCGAAGAAATCAATAACATTAAGTCGGAAAATGAAAAACTTGAAAAAACAAGTAAGTCAGTTGATGAAAAACTTGAAAAATTAAATGGGGACGAAAAAAAGTTTGCAATCCTGAAGAAAGAATATGACGAATACGAGAAAAACAAACTTCGTAAGTCAAAATTCGAACTTGAATACGAACAGAAGGATTTGGAGATAAATGCAAAGAACCATTTGCTCGAAAGGTATGAAAGTTGTAAGAAAAAACTGGAAGAAAACAAGAAAATCGAAGCCGAAGCAATTACTTTAAAGGTTCAAATCGAAAGTACCAATGGTGACATAAAACTTACCAACACGGCAATCGACAAACATAAGAATAACATCACAAATATGACCGAGAAAATCGGGATTAACAAGGAATTAATCAAGAAAATCAAGGCGGAAGAGGAATATGTGGTGATATTCAAAACCTATCTTACAATATATGGTAAGAATGGTATATCAAAGGTCATTATGAAGAATATGATACCTTTATTGAATCAGGAACTACAAAGAATTTTAGCGGATAGTTGTTACTTTTCGCTTGAATTCAGTATAAATGATAAGAACGAACTTGAATTCTTGATGATTGATAATGAAACAAGGGTGGTTAAATCCGTATCAAGTGGTTCTGGCTACGAGAAAACAATATCGTCATTGGCTCTTCGAAGCATTTTAACCAAAGTATCGTCATTACCAAAACCGAATATCGTTGTTATGGATGAAGTATTCGGTAAGATTGCCGATGATAACCTACCATTGGTCGGGGAATTCTTCAAGAAGATAAAGAATTATTTCGAACACATATTTGTAATATCACATAATCCTTTAATTAGGAACTGGTCGGACAATATAATAATGATAAAAAAGGAAGACAATGTTTCGTCTATCGATTATACGAACACAAAAATGTCTTAAACAAATAATCTATATATTTATATAAACTAAAAAAATGGCAACAATAAATTTTAGCTGGAAAAAGTTGATACCTTATGTGGTAATACTTTTATTATGTATAGTCATAGCGATTTTATACAACAGGCAAGAAAATTTTAAAGATAAGTTCCAAGCAGAGGAAAAGTTAAAAATCGCACTGTTGGATACTATTAGAACCTACAAAAATAGTAGGAATGAATTGGTTAGTGAAAAGTTAACCCTACAGGCGAGTGTTAAGGAATTGACCAAAATGAATGACTATTTAACTGCATCCCAAAGGGAGTTAATGTCAAGGGTAAAAGAAATCGAGAAGTCGAATAAGATTATTGCGGCGGCTCTAATCCAGACCAATGTAAAGATTGATTCGCTTCGTAAGGGGACAATTACCGTGGATACAACTGCAGGTAAAATCAATGTAAGTGATAGTCTGCCCGAGATTCAGTATAGTTTTGATTTCTATAAAGTTAAACCTAAATTTACGAATCAAGAGCCGATATTCAAAATAAATTACTTATATTTGCCGAATACACAATTTGTAGAATTCCACTGGAAAGATAACAGGAAGGAAGGCTATCCTGTTGCTTTTAGTGTTTCAAATAGTAACAAGTATTTTAAAACCGCGAATATAGATAGTTATGTAATACCGGAGATTCAAAAAGATAAAATCAAACCCAATTTCTGGCAAAAAACTTGGAAGGGGATTAAAACCGCTGGCCCATATATAATAGGAGGGGCCGTTGGCGCGGGTACGGTATTCCTATTAATGCAGTAAAACAACGAAATATAAACGAAAACTAAACATATGAAAAATCACATCATTATTAATTCTGAAGAACTTCAGTATTATCTAAAGGATTTGAGAAAGATTCCTGTAATAACACACGAAAGACAGGATGAAATCTTCGCCTTACTTAAAGATGCAACAACATCTGAAGCCCATAAGAAGAAGTTGAAAACAGAACTTGTTCTTGGGAATTTAAGGTTTGTTATTACAATCGCAAAAGTTTATCAGAATCAGGGGTTAGACCTAATGGATTTAATATCCGAAGGAAACATAGGTCTACTAAAGGCAATGGAAAGGTTTGACCACACATCAGGTGTGAAATTCATATCATACGCTGTATGGTGGGTTAAACAATCAATTATGGCGGGGTTGAATGAATACGCAAGAACAATTCGTATTCCAAGTAATCTAGTTCAGGAAGCGCAAAAGCAAAAAAAGGATGATAACTGCGTGGACAAGCATCTGAATTTTGACCCAAACGAATCCGGGGAAAGTCTTCCATTTTGTATCAGTTTATCCGATGATGTTAATGATGAGGGAGACCAATTGATTGACATTATTAGGGATCCTAACGAAACCAGTCCAGAAATTCTTCTTAATTCAAAAGAGGAAATCAAAAAAAGAGTTGATAAAGTTTTAAGTATTTTGGATGAACGCGAAAAAATTATCATCGAGAAATATTTTGGATTGAATGGTGTTGAAAGTAACTTGGATGACCTTGGCGAAGAGTTCGATTGTACAAAGGAACGAATCAGGCAACTAAAGGATAAGGCCATTAAAAAGTTAAGGAATGAAAGTTATTTCCTCCTAAACTATTTATAAATTACGAAAAAAACCGTATAATATAGTATGAAAAAATTTATAACAGAAAATTTCACAATAATTGTTTTTGTCTTGTTATTATTAGCTGGATTTAAAAGTTGTAATGACAATAGAAAAATCACTAAAATGTCTAACGAAATTAAAACTTTAGAAACATATATGCGTGATAGTTTAGTTAATAAAACGGATTTAATCATCAATGGATTAGAAACGGAAAAACGGATGATTCAAGCGACTGATAGAAAAATTTTGGATGTAAATAGACAAAATGAAATTGAAAATGAAATAAAGAGATTAAAAGGTAATAAGTAATGAACTGGATTAGAAAACACTTTAAACAAATAATTTATATATCATTTTTGTTTCCTATCTTATTGGTGGCATTTGTGTCTATTTCACATGTCACCGCCTGGTATGGAATTGCAAATCCGTTGAGTTGGGCAATTTATTTGTCCGTAGCCGTTGAAGTGGCCGCCTTGTCATCCTTGGCGGCCATTGTCGCTAAGATGGGTAAAAAAGTGTTTTTCCCATTCGGGATTGTTACATTAATTCAATTCATAGGAAACATTTTCTTTTCCTATCAATATATTGATATCAATAGTCAAATGTTTAAAGACTGGGTTGATTTAGTGAGCCCATTAGTAACATTTATGGGTATTGAGCCAACAGATATGATTGGCCATAAAAGATTATTATCATTTTTAACAGGTGGTATGTTACCAATTATATCATTAACATTTTTAGGGTTATTAGTTAGATTCGAAGAAGAAGACTGGGATAAAAAAGATGATGTTCCAACACCAAAAGACGAACCAAATCCTGAACAAGTGATAGACGCTAAAGATTTAATGAGTGAGGTCACAAGAATTCATCCTTCAGAAGATGAATTAAGTAAGCTGGAAGAAGTATTAAAGAATAAAACATATCGTCCACCATCAATTGCTAATGAACCTGGTGAAATACCAGAAAACTCAAAAGAGCCAGATGAAATACCAGAAAATCCAAAAGAGATAGAAATAATCGAAGATAAAGACGCGGTTCAAAAAGAATGGGTGCCTGCATTGGGTGATGAAGAAATTAGAGAAATGGTTTTGGATGAATATGATCGTAAATACGATATGAAAGATGATGATTATGATTTATTGGTAAATACCGAATCAGTTGCAGAAGAACCGGTAGCTGAGGAAACATCGCCAGAACCAATTCCATTACCCGTTACGCCAACGCCAGAACCAATTGAAGAAAATAAGATTACACCACAAGATGATATTCCTTTTATTCCTGAAGTTACCGATTATATTCCACCTCAGCAAGACGAGGTAAAAAAAAAATAGTGAACACACCCGAAACAGAATCGGAAACTATTTCTTCATTGATTACTAATAAAGAACAACAAAATAAGGAAAAAGTTCCGAAGGTTGGTTTGATAGATTCTGGGAAGAAGATAATAAATCTACCAGTTAAAACATTTATAAGAAATGTTAACAATTCAAGGCGCCAACATTCTTAATAAGAATGATTTGAACATCGTAAAAAATCGAAGTAAAAAAACTCAGATATTTTTATACGATACACAAAGAAGATTCGATGAATTTATTATGAAGTTGAAATATCGTCAGAACGGAAAGTATGACGATATTCCGCATTTTATAGTGCTTAAGAATGGTGACATTTACCAAATATTTGATACCAAATTCAGTTCCAACACTTTTAATGAACCAGATATTGATAAAAAAATGATAAAAATTGCCCTTGAAAATTTGGGGTGGTTAAATAAAAATACGATAACTGGAGTATTAAATAATTGGATAAACGATAAATTTCGTTCCAATCCATATGTTAAAAAATGGAGAGGATATTACTTTTGGGATCCGTATACCGAAGACCAAATGAAATCCCTTGTTAGTCTATGCAGGGAGCTATGTGAAAAAAATAAAATACCATATCAGTCAGTACCGTCACACGGATATATTGAAAGCGTCGCAAAATTTAAGGGAATAGTATGTAAATCCAATTTTCTAAATATTTATACAGATATAAACCCATCATTCGACTTTAATATATTTTACGATGACAGATACACCAAGAAATGAATATGATGAAACGAAGGCGTTTTTGAATAAGATTCGAAAACTAACCAAGACATCAGCACAGGACATAAGAGAGCAGTTGGATACCAGAAGATTTGCAACAACCGAGTATCCACCGACCACATCCGCGACACAAAAACCGGAACCTCTTACACAACCAACCGCCCCACAAACATCCCAATCAACCGAGAAGAACGATTTTGCCGTTATTAATAATGTCGAGGTTGTTATAAATTCAACCGATAGGGACGATTTAAAACTAGGGGACGAAGAAAAAGGTAAGATATCCCAACTAATAGATGATTTTCGTTCTGAAGTATCAGAAATTGCTGAATTCGGTAAATTAAACATTTACGATGATAGCGCTAAGTTGGATGGAAATATTAAGGAAGTGAATTTGGGATTTACAATTTCAGCTGGTGATGATAATGGTGTGTTTTTATCTAATGCAGCGATGTTACAAATAAATGATAATAGTATGGCATATATCGATAAACTAAAGAAATTTCAACTAAAGTTTAACGATACAATGGGTACAATAATTGCAACAAGACAACAGAACTAATGGCACTTAATAGTCAAGATAAAAAGGAAATTGAAAATATTGCCCGAAAAGAGATTAAAACTTTTTTGGATACAACACAGGCGCATACTATGGTTTTGAAAGCAATTCAGAAAGAATTGGGAAACAAAAAAATAGACGATGCTATGGTTGATATTGCAACAAAAGTTGTTGTGGAATTGTTCAAAACATTGTGGCAAAGAAAGTCGTTCTGGGAGAGCGCATTAAAGAATGTTAGACCTTAAAGATATGGATACACAAACCCCCGATAAAATCGATAAAGTAGTAATGGATGTACCATTATTCATCCGTATGCTTGAATTTGCCAAAGAGGACGCAAAAACAGATATGGATTTACATTCAGCCACCGAAAAGATATTGGCAACCTTAAAGGAAAAGGGTGAATTATCAATGGATGATTATAATACTATTGTTGGTAAAAAAGAAGAAGCGACTGAACAAAGTTCTGACGCATCTGGAGCGTTTGAAGCGCCAATGGGTATGCCAGTTATGAAAAGGCCGATACAGGAACAAGGTATAATGGATAGTGGCCAATATGATGTTCCGTTTCCAAGACAGGGTAGAAAAGACCCGTTAAGTATTGAAGGGGTAAAAAGTATTGCAAATTCAAGAGCAGTAAAGGATAAGAACTTTCCGAAATGGGGCGGCCCCGGTGGCGTTTTCATAAAGATAAAGGATAAATGTAAGAAGTTTCCATATTGTAATCAGGGTGATATCGATGCTATTGAAATTTTAAGGGAATCGATTGATAAAGTATCCAAAAAATACGGAATACCGACCACAGAAGTCGAGAAAATCGTGTTAAAAGAGATTAAAGATATATTTATCTGATATGAAACTACAAGAAATTAACAATATAATTGAAGAGACCATTTCCAGCGAAATAAAGTCTCGAATCCTGAAAGAACAGGAAATGGGTATCGGTAATTTGGAATCGGTTCAAACATTGGATGCCTTAGCACCATTTGATGGTAAAATTACAAATGTCGAAAACTTAGACAATGACGGAGTAAAGTTTATCATTCAAGGATTATCAGAGCAAGAACTTATGAGTTGTTGCAACGCGGGCTCATTAGAAGATTCTATTAAAATATTAAATAGAAACATTCATAATGATTTATCGAAAAAAGGTATGGGTGAAAACTCTGATGTTGATATTGATATGAATACAGATGGGTCATTAATAAATCTAGAAATAAAAATAATGCCTAGTGAAGAATTAGGGTCTGAAATAACAGAAGATATGGAAAACACAACACAAAATGAATTTCTTGAATGTCTATTAAGGGCAAAAGAAAATAACGAAGAAACCTTTAATGTTCAGGGCCAAGAGTATAATGTAATGGAATATTACAATATGCTTGAAGAAGAATTAGATGGTGCCTGTGATGAATGTGATAAAACACCAATGGAAGAAGGTGAAGGCGGAGTATGTGAGTGTGGAAGAACATTAGCCCCAATGGAAGAAATGTGTGAATGTGGTAAAGTAAATCCATATTTTGTGACACAGGAAGAAGTTGAACCTTGTGAAGACTGCGAAGAACAGGTAGAAGAACAAGAGTTTACCCCTGCATCTAAAGATACTGGTAAAGGAAAATACGGCACAGAAGAAAACAAAATGAGTGATGTGTTTAATGAACAAGAAGAAGACCCGGGACAAGAATATTTCAATAAGGTAATATCCAAAGTTAAGGGTCAAGAGCCAGTTGAAAGTGAATTATCCGGAGTAAATAAACCAAATGAATATGGTCATAGCGACCAAGAAGCAGAAGGACTAATGGAAACAAAAAACAAAAAAGTAGTAAGGTTAACCGAAGATAAATTTATGCAAATGATAAGTAAAATTGTATCTGAAGCAATAAAACCTAAAGTAGTTGGCGAAATGCCGAAAGTTACAACAAAAACAAAACCATTTAAAGACGCAAAGAAATCAGAAATGAAAGAAACTGGTATTGTAGATGGGTCGGCAAAGACCGTTCCCGGGTTACAAGCAGTAAAGAGTGCACACGAAGGCGATTCAAAGGAAGAAAAAGAATATTTGAGTTCAGTCGATAAAAAAATGAAAGATTATTTAAATTTCGATGGTAACGATAATCCAGAATTTCCACATCAAATTGGTGGGGATAAAGTTGCACACAGAAATACAACAGACGAGGAAGAATATATTGAAACATATAGGGGTGGAAAACCAACCGATTTAGGTTATGACACACCACCATCCAAAGAGTTTACCGATAGAGTTAGAAAGGCTCTTTCTGGCGATTCGACAATGGGTAATAAACAAGATGACGATACAGCAAATGTTATACCAAGTAAAGTTGGTGAAAAAGCGTTCAAAGCAATCAAAACAAAAAGGGAAACTGTAAAGAAAGACCCAATGTATGTTAAGGATCCACAACCAACCAATACGGTAGAAAAAACCAATAAAGCAATGGGTGGTGATATGAGATTTGTTGCGGCCGAAGACAAGGAAAAACAAAAAGTCATCGAAGAAGAAATCCAAAGGATGAAAGAAATTTCATCATATAGTAAGAAAACCCAGTAAATAGTTCTTTTTGTTTTCTTTTATCGTTATATTTTGCATTATGATATGGAAAACAATAAAGGATATATTGAATTTTTAACATCGGAGAGTCAAAAAAATCAAATTGACACTTGGTACAAAGCATATAATATTGTGTACGAAAAGACGCAGTTATACCGTGACTTTCTTATTTCCCTGCTCGATTTATTAGATTCGACTTATCTTGGTAATGATGCCCTAATCGAAGAAGACGACATCAAAAAACATTTCCTGTGGTGTTTTAATGAAATTGTGAGTAACTTTGAAAAGGAAAAGATTTATTTTCGAAGGGATGGGTTTTACATTGAATATCTATGGACATTTTTCCATAAAACATTTTATCTAAGCGAAAGCGAAGACAAGTTAAAACGAATAAGACAATATTTGTATAATCTGTTTGTATTCAATTATGGAAAAACAAAAACGGATTTAGAAATGTTAACAGAATTTTACACTATTTTAAATCAAAACTTGAAAAAATAAATAAAATTCTGTATATTGCTATCAAAACCAAAAAATATGGAAACATTAAGAAAAATGAAAGACCTTATGGAGAAGATGTCAGCCGACACTTACAAGGTATATGAAAAGGGTAATCATAGCGCATCGATTCGTGCCAGAAAATATGCACAAGAGATAAAAGAAATGATTATTGACTTTAGAAAAGAAATTTTGGTCGAAATTAAAAAGCACGATGAAACGAGGGACAAATCCCACAAGAAATCCAGACATAATTCATACCTAAATTTAAAGAAAAACAAATAATATGGCAAAACTTGCATTATTTCTATTTGTACTTGCATTGGTATATGCTGCTAAGTTTTTGATACAGTTTATTCTTGTTGTAAAACAGGATAACCCGCCGCCAATGAAAATTGAGCCAATTGAGCAAGGACTTTTATATGTCTCAATTGCGTATGTTTTCACATACATAATAGGGTCGATAATATGATAATATGATTTACGAAAGCATAAAAACATTAAGGCCGTACTTTTATTCTTTGCGTGAGATTGAAGACACCGTTAGTCTTGATATGAAATTTCCCATTAAGTGGAAAACAGAATATCAGGATGAATCGGTTAAGGTCATAATTCAAGATAAGAATGAAAAGGTTAATTTAGTTTCATTCATAACGCCAGCAACAAAAGATGGGTATGAAACTGTTGTTAGTATTGTTCAAGCCATAATCAAATTTAATTTGGAAGAAGAAGAGAAGGAAAAACTTTTCCAACAGAAGATTAATGAATTGAAGGAGTTATTTGCCAGCGAATCTTTGGATAGATTAAAGGAAATTACATTTAAAGAAAATGGAGAGACCAAAGATAATACAGGGACTTGAGTGGTTGGATAAAGAAATTAAAAAAGACCAAAAGGAGATTGAAGACCAAAAACAAAAGATGATAAATGAAATCAAATCAATCGATAGGTCAAAAATCGGTGCGCCGAAGAAAAAATTAACATTAGGTCAAAAAATTCAAAAGATGTTTGGGTATGGAAAAAAAGGGTAATGTTTTAAATCAACTTGCAATCATATCTGATTTATTGGAAAATGTAAATATGGAAGTGGCCGAGATATCGGTTACTTTTAATGTTAATAAGGAAGAATTCAATAGAATGTATAACACGGTTTATTTAAAGGCAAAGGATAAGAATGTAAAACCGCCAAAAAATACATTTCAAGTTAAAATCGGGAATATCACAATGATATTTAATACGAATAATGTCTAAACAATTCAGTTCGTTTATATCCCTTACTTTCTAATAAATCATACAATAAAACCCTTTGATGGGTTGTAATATCTTTGACAAAGATAAAGTTCTTTTTATCTTTCCTCAATAATTCATTTCGTATTATATCAAATAACCGGGTGGCATCATCAATATTCTTATTGCCATACATCTTGATATCATTTTCAACCTGAACAAATACTTTATTATTCAGGGTAAATATTTGGGCAATTTCCTGAATCGAATTTATATAACGCATCATCTGGTGGTAACGAATTCTTTCCTTGGCATCAAAATCATATATTAATTCTTCTTCCCAGTATGGTATGATATATTTGATTCGTTGCTTATCGTTATCCAATTTCAGTTCAACATTTCTGCCAAGACTATCCCTTGCATATGTTTTTGTTGCCCATCGGTTGTTTGGGAATATCAGGGCAAGTTCGAATTTCATTTCGGTTCGCTTCTTTCCCGAGTTGGTTTTAACATATGCAGGTTTTTTCTGGGTTTTATACTCATTCCATACGGCCATAATAGTCGAACGCTTAGCCGATTTGTGCATTATTTTCCGTTTCTTTTTGTTACAGAATAATATGATGAAATATTTGTAATTTATCATAATAACTTAATAATCAATGAATATATACCATAGGCAGCAAGGCCAATTAAGATAATTGCACCAGTAACCGCAATGCCTGTGACTTTATCCACCTTTTTTGCGTAATCTTTGTATGTTTTCTTTTTACATCCTGAACATCCCATAGTTAAAATATAACTATTTTTCAGGGAAAAATCAAACACATTTCTTTTTATGAAAAATTTTGCGTATCTTTGTACCAAAGAAGCCGATTTTTACTTTTCGTTGCACTTTTACTACTTTAATGATATTTATATATGATGGGTCGTCCTAGAAAAAATGTAAATGAACATAGGGTCAAATTTGGGATATCTATAGATCCAAAATTATTCGATTTAATCAAAGAAGAACATAAGAATAAATCGAAATTCATTGAAAAGTTGATAAGGGAATATTATGAAAAGAATAGAATACGATGAAAACTATTTTGCTACAATAGATACTGAGGATAAGGCATATTTTTTGGGATTACTGGCGTCGGACGGTTGCGTCATTAACAACACAACGACACATAGATTTCAAGTAACATTAAAACTTCACACTAAAGACTCGCATATATTAGAAGATTTCATAAAAGTAATAAAAAGTTGTGGTTGTGTTTGAAAACATAAACAAAGAGAAATGTGCGAAGTTAAATTTTCTGGTAAAAAAATCATAAATGATTTAAAAAGATTAGGTGTAGTACAAAATAAAACACTAATTTTAAAATACCCAGATATTGATGAAAGCATTGAACGACATTTTTTAAGAGGGTATTTCGATGGGGATGGATGTATTCGTATTAATAAAGACAAAAGAGATGGGTCTGAACGAGGGGATTTAAGATTTGTTAGTGGGTCTATTGAAATGCTAGAAAAAATAAATGATAGAATGAACTATCTTTTTAATACTAATAAAAATAAATTATATGGGCCAAATGGTTCACACGCAAAATATATCGGTTGGTGTGGGATGAAAGATATCGAAAATATATATTTTGGATTTTATAATGAATCTACTTTCTTTTTAAAAAGAAAAAAAGATATATTTGATATGGTAATAAATAAGATTAAAAACAAAGAAAAATATAGGAAAAAATAATGTGTATCAGTTATATTGGTGGTAAAGCGAGAATTGGTAAATGGATTGTACCATTTATCCCTAAAGACATTGAAACATACATTGAACCATTCTCTGGAATGTTTTGGGTATTTTTTAATATGGACTTGGAAAATTATCCAAATCTAAAAACAGTGGTATATAACGATTTTAATAAATTAAACGCTAATTTATTTCGTTGCGCGTTGCAATATGACAAGTTATGGGAAGAGTTGAACAAATATCCTTGCCAGCAATTGGGCGTGGTGGATACCCCGCCAGAATATGGTGAATTATTTAGGGCTTGTCAAAAGGAAGTTTTTGACCCCAATTTTGAAGTGGGTGATGAACCTAATTTCGACGCGGCGGGAAAATATGTTTATGTTTTGACACAAGTATTTTCTGGCTCGAAGCCCGAGACATCAACATACACCGATTATAAAGGAAAATATCGTTGCAAGGTTCTTATTTTTATGGATAAATTAAGACATCCAGAATATAGGAAACATTTCGATAAAATTACCTTTGTTGAAAATATGGATTTTGAAGATGCAATTAAGAAATATGATTCACCAACGACATATTTTTACTTGGATCCTCCATATTGGAAGACTGAAAATTATTATTCAAATCACGATTTTGATGCGAATGACCATAAACGATTGGCCGACAGGTTAAATAATATAACGGGTAAATTTTCGTTATCATATTATGACTTTCCAAAATTGTCGGAATGGTTTCCAGATAATAGATTTGTATGGGAACAAAAAAACTTTAAGAAAGCCGCCGCGGCTAAGAAAGATGGTACTCAAAATGAGGGTACTGAACTTCTAATAATGAACTATGTAAGTAATCATCACACAGAAGAATCGGTAAAGAAAGTAAAACAGATAATTTTACCTGAACCTAAAGAAATAATTGAAAAGGTCGAACCGGTAATTTTATCTGAATCTAGCGATGTTGTTGATGATTTATTTAATAGTTTCTATTTATAAACTAAAAATATTATGTCATATTGGTATGTGGTAAAAGTTTTACCCGGAAAGGAACGCCAAATAGAAGACCACTTTAACAAAGAAATTTCTAACGGAGAACTAAAAAATATTAAAAGGTTCGTATGTCCAACCGAGAAAAACACAATCATTGTAAAAAACAAAAAAACAACACGAGATTCCGTAATTTATACGGGATATCTTTATTTTGAAACGGAAGAAAAATTAACGGATGCAGAACTAAAATTTATTGGATCTAATAACCTAATAATGGGTATTCTTGGGGATAGAAAGCCAGTGCTTTTGAGTAAGAGTGATGTTGAAAAAATATTGAAAGATGAAACCCTCGAAAATCATATTGAAAGTAAAAAACTAGTTTTCGTTCCGGGCAATGAGGTTAAAATTACCGATGGGGCCTTCAACGGGTTCGCAGGAACGATTTTAGAGGTAAAGGGGGAGGTAGTTCAGGTTGAAGTAAAAATCTTCGGTGTAGGGTCTAAAATTCAGTTAAAAACAAGTGAAATAACCAAAGTATGAAAGAGCACATTGATGTAACGATTTATGTTAGTAACATCAGAGCGTTTTTGGATAAAAATACTGATGCTGCTAAGTATTTTTTTGGAAATATGGGTCAGGATCTTTTTTATGAAGTGGTAACAATATTTGCGACCCAAAATTATGAGGAACGCGGCGACCCGGCATTAACTATGGAGCAGTTCGAAGAAATCAGACACGCAATTATTGCCAAATTTGGCGTTGCAAGTATATCAAATAAAGAATACCCATTTCCATTTTCATTAAACTAAAAACACAAAATATGAATATAGATATATCAGGAAATGCCCCACTTTTTGAAATGTCATATGGTGACGATTTTCCCGCCGACCAATATTATGTCATTGCTTTTAAACGAATATCATCTAGATTTGAGAATCGAGAATTTTACGATCCAACTGTATTAAAATTTTTCTATGATAATGGGTTCACTGTTATCAATAAGTATGATATTGAAAGAAAATTACACAAGCAAAATCATAAATCATCGGTATTAATCAATGAGGAAAAAAAGATTCTTATTCTTGTTGATATGTGTAATGAGAAAAACGAAGATTTAGTTTCGTTATCATATCTATATGATTGTACTATTGCGCCATTTAAGGAACAACTAAATTTTGATGAAATTATAAAATATAAAAAGGAAAGAAAAAAGTCAAATATAAATTTGGTTATGAGTGATCACGGGCTCCTAGATACTGAAGAATATGATATTGCTGTACCTGAAATGAATTTGGAGTTAAATTATGGTTCGGAGTTTCTAAAAGTTCACGAAAAGATAATTAAAAGGTTAAATACCGATAAAGATAAGGGAATTATTTTGTTACACGGAGACCCGGGAACAGGTAAAACATCATATCTGAAATATTTAACCAAATTTATCAAAAATAAGGACATTTTATTTATTCCACCATCAATGGCAGAAATGTTGGCCGAGCCATCAATCATTCCATTTTTAATGGATAAACGAAATAATATTTTACTTATCGAAGATGCAGAAAAAGTAATTTCCGATAGAAAAAATAGTGGGTCATCAGCAACTGGCGTTTCAAATCTTTTGAATTTAACCGATGGAATTTTAGGCGATTGTTTGAACATTCAGGTTATTGCAACATTTAATATGAAAAGAGAAAAAATTGATGATGCATTACTTCGTAAAGGAAGATTAATCGCGGAACATAAATTTGAAAAACTTTCGGTGAATGATACCAATCGTTTATTAAAACATTTGAATAAAAATCATACATCAAGTGTTGGACTAACATTGGCCGACATCTACAATATTGATGAAGATGAAATAAGGGTTTCAACCGAAACTAAAAAAATAGGATTTGGAAACTAAAATGACAAATAGTGTTTTTATCTTTACAATGAATGGTTGTCCATATTGTTTGGAATTGAAAAATGCTTTGACGGAGTTAAATATACCCTATCGCGAGTTTAAAATTCACGAGAATAAACATATATGGGAACAGGTGGTTAAACAAACAGGATTTAGGAATTTACCAACCATATATATCAAAGAAGGCGACTCGGATATTGGCCCAGTTTATATACCGGGCAGGGATTTTGACACTAAAGAACAAATCATAGAAATAATTAAAGGGTATATGTAAACTACACAAGTCATTGGTTAAAGGGGGATTCATCCCCCTTTTTTTATGCTTTTTTTCATCTAATATACTTGTTTCTCGTAAAAGAAATGAAATAAAAGTATTTATTTGATAAGACGATAAAATGGCAGACTTTAGAAGAATAAATTGGGCGCAAATTGACCCGCTCTTATTTACCGGAACCACAACGGGGAATTGTATAACCGCCGCTCTCACATATTTCGAATACCAATTTAGATATGAGGGATTAAGTGCATATTTGAAAGTTAATTCCGATCCTGTTGTTGAGTATTGGTTTAAGGGTGGAATCGAAGATTATCATTTCGTAGTCAAAACTATGGGTGGTGGTGGCGGTAGCAATGTAAACTTTATTCCACATACAGGTCTTGAATATACAGGGTCAAGTTTTGACGCTAGGACGATTTATAACACATCATTAGACCCAACATTAGCCACACCTGAAAAGGTTGGAGGAATCACGGGAGGAACAACTGTTGCAAGTTTAACGGGTAAAACTTTGGTGGGTATAATTGATGATTTATTATTTCCAACGGTTTTACCCACATATACAATACCAACGATTGCAATATCATCACCGATTAGTACCGTACAAGAAGTCGGTTCAAGTATAAGTCCAGTATTAACATTGGATGGGGTAAAAAACGATGCGGCGGCATACACATTATTAAATATTTTAAGGGGGGCAACAACAATTTCTACAACATTATCCCCAACAATTTTATCTGCAACAAATGTCCCTGATCAATTTGGATATACCAATCCAAATAATCCAAATTATAGATATCGATTGATATATACGGATACTGGTTATGTAATACCAGCAACAGTATCAACATCACCAAGTTCAACACAATATAAAGGTAACGGTACATATGGCGCGGGGTTGGCAAAACAAAATAATAAAAATGTTACAGATACAAGAACGCCATTAATTAGAAATATAAATGTGCCTCAAAGTGGAGACGCTGGGTTTACATCGAATATCATAACAATTAGTGGTTATTATCCATATTTTTACGGTAATACCGCAGGGGTGGCAACACCCACAGATATAGTTAATATAATACAATCTGGAAGTGGATTTGTTAAAGTTGTGGCGGATGGAGGAAGTACATTATCAATGGCGTTTAATGCTGTTGGAGAATGGCCTTGGTTTGTCATATTTAACCCATATCCAACTAAAACGAAATGGGAAGACGCAAACAATCCATTGAATAATGGAAATATTGGATTAAATCTTACTGATTTATTTTCTGCCCCAACAACATTAACCATAAACTCGCCGGATGGTTATTGGAACGGCATTAGTTTTAAAATATATGTTGCTCAAAAGGTAACAACATTAGGTACTTGTTTAATTAAAGTATCATAAAATATGAAATATGACGATATAAAATGGCTATAAATTTAAGTGACAATATATTAGCAAAAACCACATTACCAGCGGACGCAAAGTACGGCCCGTATTCAGGTGCCACTTTGGCCGCTTGTAAAAATGCGGTATATACCTATTTAGATCCGTCATATCGTTATATAGGATTGACAGTCGGTATAATTGTTAATACAGATCCTATTGTTGAATATTGGTTTTATAGTGGTATAACTGATCCTGATTTAGTAATAAAACAAGCGGCGGGTACAAGTGGAACAGCTGGTACTGCTGGCACATCGGGAACTGCGGGTAGTAGTGGATCATCAGGTAGTAGTGGAAGTACTGGCACAAGTGGTAGTTCTGGCTCTAGCGGCTCAACGGGTTCGAGCGGTTCATCGGGAAGCACGGGAACATCTGGTTCTAGCGGCTCAACGGGTTCTAGCGGTTCATCGGGAAGCACGGGAACATCTGGCTCAAGTGGATCATCGGGAAGCTCAGGTTCGTCTGGAAGTTCTGGCTCAACAGGTACATCTGGCTCAGGCGGCTCATCTGGAAGTAGTGGAAGCACAGGGTCTTCTGGTAGTACAGGTACATCGGGAAGTAGTGGGAGCACAGGAACATCCGGTTCAAGCGGAAGTTCAGGAAGTAGCGGAAGTACTGGTACAAGTGGTAGTTCTGGCTCATCAGGAAGTAGTGGAAGTACAGGTTCAAGTGGGTCATCGGGTAGTAGTGGAAGTACAGGAACAAGTGGAACATCTGGAACAAGAGGTTCAAGTGGGTCTTCTGGTTCGAGCGGTTCATCAGGAACATCAGGTAGTAGTGGTTCAAGTGGGTCATCTGGATCTACTGGTACATCAGGATCAAGCGGAACATCTGGAACACGCGGATCAAGCGGTAGTTCAGGATCATCAGGTAGCACTGGAACTAGCGGGTCTTCAGGTACAACAGGTTCTAGTGGAAGCACAGGTTCTTCGGGATCAACAGGTTCTTCGGGATCAACAGGTTCTTCAGGTTCAAGTGGCTCATCTGGAAGTAGTGGAAGTACAGGAACATCAGGTAGTTCTGGTTCAACTGGGTCTTCAGGATCATCAGGAAGCACAGGAACATCTGGCTCAAGCGGAAGTACTGGAACATCGGGGTCGTCAGGAACAAGTGGTAGTGGAGGAACATCGGGATCAAGTGGGTCATCTGGTTCAAGTGGTAGTACAGGAACTAGCGGTAGTTCTGGAACAAGTGGAAGCACAGGTTCGTCTGGCTCGAGCGGTAGTACTGGAACTAGTGGCTCTTCAGGATCAACAGGGTCATCTGGATCGAGTGGCAGTACAGGAACTTCTGGTTCATCAGGAAGTACGGGGTCAAGTGGATCATCGGGCAGTACTGGAACATCAGGATCAAGTGGTACTACTGGTTCTTCAGGATCAAGTGGTAGTACTGGAACATCAGGATCAAGTGGTAGTACTGGAACATCAGGATCAAGTGGAAGTACAGGCTCTTCGGGTTCAAGTGGAAGTTCTGGATCATCAGGCTCAAGTGGTAGCACAGGAACTAGCGGATCTTCAGGTAGTACAGGAACGAGTGGATCTTCTGGTTCTTCTGGCTCAAGTGGAACAAGCGGTTCAACAGGTTCTTCAGGTTCAACTGGAACATCAGGTACAAGCGGTAGTTCAGGATCAACAGGAACTAGTGGTTCATCTGGCTCAACGGGAACATCAGGTTCAAGTGGAAGTACAGGAACAAGCGGTTCAACAGGAAGTTCTGGTTCAACTGGTTCTTCGGGTTCAAGTGGAAGTACAGGAACATCAGGAAGCTCAGGAACAACAGGTTCTTCAGGTTCAAGCGGTAGTTCAGGAACAAGCGGTAGTAGCGGAAGTACAGGAACATCTGGGTCAAGCGGTAGCACAGGGACATCGGGAACTTCAGGCTCAAGTGGGACATCAGGGTCATCTGGTAGTACGGGAACTAGTGGAAGTACAGGAACATCCGGGTCAAGCGGTAGTAGTGGAACAACAGGTTCATCTGGCTCAAGTGGTTCATCAGGAAGCACGGGTTCATCTGGTTCAGCAGGAACATCTGGGTCAACAGGAACATCAGGAAGCTCAGGAACATCAGGAAGCTCAGGATCAACAGGGTCATCTGGCTCAAGTGGTTCATCTGGCTCAAGTGGTAGTGTAGGAACATCTGGCTCAAGCGGTAGCACAGGTTCGAGCGGTAGCACAGGTTCGAGCGGTAGCACAGGTTCGAGCGGTAGCACAGGTTCGAGCGGTAGCACAGGAACATCTGGCTCAAGCGGAAGCACAGGAACATCTGGCTCAAGCGGAAGCACAGGAACATCTGGCTCAAGCGGAAGCACAGGAACATCTGGTTCATCAGGAAG